ATCCCGGCAAAGACGGAGAAAAAGGCGAACGCGGCGATAAAGGCGATAAAGGCGACAAGGGTGACCAAGGTGATCCCGGTGTTGTAGGCGCTCAGGGTCCCAAAGGGGATAAGGGCGACAAAGGTGACAAAGGTGACAAAGGCGATATCGGCGAGACCGGTCCGCAAGGTCCTGCCGGCCCTCAAGGTGAAAAAGGTGACGCAGGCACAAGTTTCGAGCTCAAGGGCAGCTATGAAAGCGCAGATGCTTTAAAAGAAGCTTTTCCAACGGGCGACAAAGGTGCCTACCTCATCGGTTCTGAAGCCTACGTTTGGGACGGCACACAGTGGGTGTCCGTGGGAGAGATTAAAGGCCCTAAAGGCGACAAAGGCGATACCGGTGAGGCCGGTCCGCAGGGTCTTCCGGGCGAAAAAGGAGATATCGGACCGACAGGCCCGCAAGGTTTGCAAGGTCCGCAAGGTCCGCAGGGTCTCCCCGGCGAAAAAGGTGATATCGGACCGGCAGGTCCGGAAGGCCCGCAGGGTCCTAAAGGCGATAAGGGTGAAAAAGGGGATACCGGACCGGAAGGTCCGCAAGGTCCGCAGGGAGAGAAAGGGGAGAAGGGTGATCCCGGCGAACTCAATGCAATTATTACACCCGACCCCGTGGAAACATTTGAACAAGCATTAGGAGAACCGTAAAATGGCTGAAACCGAAACTAAAACACTTTCTGCTCAAATTAACGCTTTTGCTACCCGCGTAGGTACAGAAGTCAAGGCTGTTAAGAACCGTGTCACAACTGCCGAAGGCAAGATTTCCTCCTTGGAAACCGCCGTTGGAAACATTACGACAGAGATCGAATCTAAGTCTGAGATTAACGACGCTGCTGTTGCGACAAACTCCACTTACTCTTCCAGCAAGATCGTTTCTGAAATCACTGCCGCCAAACAGTCTGTTAAGGACGACCTTCTGGACGGAGCCGGTGCCGCTTACGACACCCTGAAAGAACTGGGAGCTTTAATTGACACCAACAGAGACGCCATCGACGCTCTTGAAGCCATTGCTGCCGGCCACGTCGTCTTTGACAAGGCTCAGTCCCTTACTGACCCCCAGAAAGCTCAGGCCCGCACCAACATCGGTGCTGCTTCCGCTGCTGAAGTTACAACGTTGTCCGGGAAAGTCACTGTCAATGAGCAGGCCATCGCTCTCAAGGCTTCTCAGGCCGACCTCGATACAGCCAATGGCAAGATTTCTACTAACGAGCAGGCTATTGCCCAAAAGGCTTCTAAGACAGAACTGTCTGCCCTGGAAGCTAAGATTGGTGATACCAATACCGACTTTGTAGCAACTTTCGAAGCTGCATTGGTTTAATCTAAAAAGGAGGGGTTCGCCCCTCCCTTATCAGGAGATAAAAATATGGCGGACGAACAAAAAACTCTTTCCGGGCAGATTAACAACTTGGCAACAAGGGTTGCGCAGGAAATTAAGACTGCGAAGGCTTTAATCCCGAACACGAGCGGGCTTGTTCCAAAATCCGGTAACCGAGGGGCACTGGCGGGCTATGAAACAGCGGTGAGTGCTGCTTATATTAACAGCGATTCTAGCGATGCAAATTATTCCGGCGCAAATGTGACGGTTGCAGACGGGGCCGGGGGTACCGCTTGGACAAAAACTGTCCTTCTGACGGGAGCCGTGTCGGTTACGTTAGGTTCTTCTTGGTCTTGGGCAGGCGGAGAGGTGCCGACGGTCACTGTTAACAGTGTACTCGTTCTCCATTGGTGCAGCAGCCACGGCATTGCAAGTGTTATTTCCCCGACAGCATAAGAGGTGAGAAATGATTAAGAAATACCTTTATAACTACAAAGAATATTCTTCTGAATACCAAGTCCGCCGAGCTGTTTGGGAGAACGAGCGCAAAGTTTTTGGTAAAGAACCGGACGAGGACCGCGAAGCGTTTTGGCTGAATTTAAACGTCGTCTATAAAGAAGAAGCCGACCCGGAAGTTCCCGAAGCAGTACTGGCCGCTCGCGCCAGAGATGAGCGCGATCGTTTGTTGGCTGAATCTGATTTTTATGTTATGCCTGACTATCCGAGCACCGAAGAAGGTCTTACTGAGGTCAAGGCGTATCGTCAGGCACTGAGGGACGTTCCTAATCAGGAAGGCTTCCCGCACAGTGTTGTGTGGCCTGTGAAACCTGAAGCGCTTTAAGATGGTGGCGATGCTGAACAGAGAGACGATGCTGACTGGGGGAAAGAAAAAAGCACAACTCCCAGTCACACTTGCAGTAGAAGAGCGTCTTAGCAGTAAGAACGGAGAATTTGGCTATCGTAACGATCCGGGCTTAAATATTGCTAGCTATGGAAAATTAGATAGAGTCCCATTGAGGGGAGACTGTTATGTTTAATAAAGAGCTATTGTTTTCTTACAGAAAAAAGAAAACTATACGTGACATGCTGAAAACAGCCAATTTCTGGTTTAAATATTCTGGGTTTACCAGCGTACTAGAATACGGGATGTTTGATACTTATTACACGATTACGCTAAATAATTTAACTGAAAAAAGTCAGTCATGCTCCGATATTGACTATAGCGGCCTTACAATATACCACCCAGATACGAAGGATATTATGTATGCACCGGTCTGTGCGTTATATAGTACAAACATAATCAAGGGCGATAATTATTATGGGGCCGTATTAATAGGTGACGTTTTTCGTTATACTTATACATCGGACGGAACATCGCTATATAGCTCCAGCACAAACCTTTACTGGTGCACGTCTAGAGATAATGATGCCACTCGGAAAGATAGCTATCGGCTAGCAAACTGGTTTAAAACAGTATATGGAGCAGGAACGTTTGGGGTTCCTGTTATCATGGCATTTTGGAAAGATGGCATTCCTGAAGATATAAAGACGTACAAGACAAGTCTTGATGACTATCCAGATTGGTAGTACTCCTGAAACAAAAGTGGACAGCACATTTGTAAGGATTCGTAAAGAACAGGGAGCTTGAAGGCTCCCTGAAGGTTTGTTAGAAGTTCAATGATGTTTTCCTAAGTCCGGGCCTCCGCCATGGCATTCCCATCCTGAACCATGATGACTCAATACACTTTTCCAAGAACTTGCGTACCCGCCAAGGTGGAACCCTTTCATAAAATTAGAATGATTTTTTGTTCTTACATTTTCTACCTCTATCCCCGGTCGTATTTTAGTTATCGTCTTTTGGGTTGAAGAAAACAACGTATGTTTAGTAGACCTCTTTTTCTGTTTAGTGCTTTTTTGGGAGTGGTGTGAGGACTTCACTACTATCTTGGCGTTCAAAAAGCTAGTAGGTTCAACATAAACTACTTTTACGCAAAGTATCCTCTCCTCTATGCATAAAGAGAGACCTAAGTTTTCCCCCTCTTTTTCAGGTATGTTAAGTGATGGTATGCATATTTTGACTGGTACCATGTTGAGCTCAAGCATGGTTCTTCCAGCAAGTTTTTTAGGAATTTGATGGCATCGACGAAGCTTTCCAAAGGGAAGAACATCGGTAATGACAGTGTTCGAAGGAGAGAAAAACTTAATGGGGAAGATGCCGAGGATTTTCATTTCTTTTGGGACTGTTTATAAGAGTAAAACACAATTGCGCCTTCAATGAGAATCGGGACCCATAACACCCTTTCTTTCCAGCATTGATAAATGATTAAGGCCTGAGCGGCACTTAAAAAGAGCAGAGTTATTCCTTGGTCCCACGCAAATTTAGAAACTAAATAATTGCCTACGATAGGGACGATAAAAAGGGAGATTCCAATGATCAACAAGGCTCCGATAAGGATTCCTGTAGGATCATGCCCTGAATACCCTTGCCCATAGTAGTAACCGGCAGAGCAGGCGGCTGAGTAAAACAGCAGAAGAGGTAGTAACTTTTGCATAGTTTTCTCCTGTAACTAACTACTATCTTAACAAATCGTTACATAGGACTTTCCCGAGGGTGATCCCCTTAATAAGGCTATTTTTATCGTTTTCCCTATGCTCGTGCATACGTTACCTCAATACTTGAGACTAAATAATTTCAGGCCGATAAAATTATTGATTATCTGCAAGGTTGGAAATTATGCTGGATAAAGATCCACAATCTCTGAGCCTGTTTCACACTGCACTCGCTGCCGGAATGATGCTCTTAGGCGGCGGGCTTCGTCATGTCCAAAAAGTGATTGAAGGCAAGCCTTTCAGCTTCCGTGAATTTTTATTTGAGCTTTGCTCCAGCTTATTTGTCGGAATGGTTTTTTACCTGATTGCACGAGGCTTAAGCACCCCCGAATTTGTTTCCGTGGGAATTTCGGCTGCGATGTCGTACTTCGGCACTAAAGCTTTGACGCTGATTTACAAACAGGCAGAAAAGAGGAGCGAGTAATGGACCTAAGAACGATTCTTAAAAACTTATGGCTGGCAATTACAGTGTTCGCGTTTTTCTGCGGGGGTTACTTCATAGCAAGCCAGCATTACAAAGAGGTCATCGTCGTTAAAGAAAGACGGTTTGCTCAAGAATGCGCGAGAGTCAAGGCAGAAGCCGATCTAAAGATCGAGCATTTCCAAAGAGAAGCCGCAGAGCAGGCTAACGAGGCGGTCCTAGAGCAGCAGAGAAAGAGCAGAGAGAGGGAAAATGAAATCTATAAGGAGATGGCAGCTTTACAGCGCAGGTTTTCTGATAATCGAACTCTTATTAAGCAGCTGCACGAGTCCCAAGCCAGTTTATGTAGCCGAGGAGTTCTCCCCGCTGACACCTGTCAGCGTCATCTCAGAGCGTGCGAAAAGCTCTTGGCAGAGGGAGCAGAAGTGGTTGGAGGAAGTATCGAGGTACTTCAAGAATCGAGCATCATCACAGGAGCAGGTAAATGAGTGAAATTTTCAGACTTCCGAGCGAGTTCAACCCGGACACAGCGAAGAATTTTATTAAAGTTGCCGAAGGCTTAAGACTTCAGGCCTATCAATGTACAGCGGGTCGTTGGACCATTGGTTACGGACATGCCCGCGGCGTAAAAAAAGGCGACCGGATCACTGAGGAAGAAGCCGAACGTATTTTGGACAAAGATCTAAAAGAGTGTCATCGTGCTGTTTGCAGGCACGTCAAACAATGTACTGAAGGTCAGTACATCGCCCTGATGAGCTTTGTCTTCAATTTTGGAGCTAACAGCTTTTCGAGTTCTACCTTGCTCAAGCTCCATAACGCAGAAGTGTACGAGACTGCTGCTGACCAGTTCGAACGATGGATTTACTCCACTGATCCGAAGACCGGCAAAAAAGGGCCGGATTCCCGCTTAATCCCGCGCAGACGCGAAGAGAAAAAACAATATCTGAGAGGTTTGGTATGCAAGTTGAGCTGATTAAATGGGTTGACACTTTTGGATGCCCTCCCGGATGGGAGTTCGAAGACGAGGTCGAATTTAAAGTGACTGAGGTTGTCTCCGTCGGTTTTATTAAGGATGAGGACGAAAGAATGGTTGTGCTTGTTCCGCACATGAGCAGCGCAGGTAGAAAACAAATTGCAGGACATATCTGTATCCCCCAACAGCAGATTATTGAGAGAAAGATACTTGCCTCCTTCCCCTCTATTTCCTGAGAGGTTTGGTATGAAGAAATACAACGATGACTATTCAAGCGAAGAATTACGAGACTTGATCGACGAAGAACTTGCGGACGCGTCCGACGGCTCGGCCTTTATTGCCACAGCTTTCGATGAAGATGAAGAGCCTGTCCTCGTGGTAGGTGTCAAAGATGCCGGTCGCGTCGGAACCGCCGTGGTAAATCTCACGGAAGGGCTTTTGAAAGAGTGGTGTGCCAACCTCGGGTACCACGTTGAGAGGGTGCAATGAGCAGGATCGTTTCCGGCAGAGGCGGTCCGGTTTTGAAGTGGCTGGACAGCCGAATTTTTACTCAGGATCACTTCCCGGAGGACACTACTTGGATTGCCCTCATAGATGAGTGTACCGGCGGGATTCTCGGTGCTACCTGCTTCACGGATTACCGTGGCTCTTGCATTTCCATGCACTTCGCAGGCGCAAAACGTGGGTGGCTTACAAGAAGGTTCATCCAGACTTGTTTCAACTACGTGTTTAACGAGCTCGGCTGCCGCCGGGCTGTTGGCTTGGTAAGGAAAGACAACTTAAAGGCGCTCATTACCGACATCAAGCTTGGATTCACCGTGGAGTGCCTGATGAGAGAAGCCGATGACGACGGACAAGATATGTATTTACTTTCTATGCTAAGGGATGAATGTAAATGGCTGCCGAAGGCTGGGACTGGTAAGGAGGAATAAATGGGAAAGAAAAGTAGCAGCTCAGCACCGTCTATTCCGAAAGAAATCGGAATAGCCCAAATGAAAATGGCCGAAACGGCCGAAGCTCAGCAGAAGTGGATGGAAGAGACGATTATGCCGTGGTACATGGAGTCCACGGAGAAGCAAAATGCTCTTCAGGAAAAACTGACAAATCAATATCTCTCAGACTCGGAATGGTATCGAAAGTTTACGACAGAGCAAACGGATAAAGCTAATGCGATCCGAGACGAATATTACGACCACTGGAAGAATGACTACAAGCCTATTGAACAGGGTTTGATTGATAAAGCAATTAAATTCAACGAGCCAGCCTATGCTGAGCAACAAGCCCAAGCCGCCATCGGAGACGTAGCAAGTCAATATGCGAACCAGCGTCAGCAGACGGCTATGAATATGAGCAAATACGGCATCGACCCTAGCTCAGGCGCGTTCATGGGTCAGATGAACGCTCTCGGCATCAACCAGTCGGCAGCAACGGCAGCAGCTTCCAATGCGGCTCGTCAGGCGGCGGTCCAGTTAGGCTGGGATAAGAGTCTTCAGCTTGCGAACCTCGGAGTCCAATATGCGGGCATTACTAACAATGCCACTTCAGGGGTCAACCAAACAGTCGGGACGGGTAGTTCTGCTGTTAATAATTCTATGGGCGGCGCGTCCAATAGCTCCACTCAGCAGTTACAGAACATCGGTGGTTTAGCAACTACGGGCCTTCAGAGCTATCAGACCCTCAGCAATGCTTGGGGAAGCTATGGACAACTTGCGAACCAAACTTACCAGAATCAGCTCTCTGCTTGGCAGGCTCAGCAGCAGGCGAGGTCGAACAGCTCAGCAGGTATTGGTTCTTTAGTCGGATCGGTAGCAACAACAGCAGCGGTGGCGTTCTAATGGAAAAAGAAATTTGGAAAGACATCAAAGGGTACGAAGGCCTTTATCAGGTGAGCAATCTCGGCCGAGTAAAGAGCCTTGAGAAAACAGTTCCTCATCCCACGGCTAAGTCTGGTTTCTGGACACTTCCTGAAAAGCTGAAGAGCCTTACTTGGAATAAGAAGATCAAATACTTCTACGTGACACTCAGTAAGAAAGATCATAAAAAGCTTTTTTCTGTCCACAGATTGGTTGCGGCGGCTTTCTGTGAGCACCCGGAAGGGAAAGATCAGGTTGACCACATCAATGGGGATCGAAGAGATAACCGAGCTTCCAACCTTAGATGGTGTACTGGCAAAGAAAATACAAACAATCCAGTGACTCGGCTTAGAGGTGCGGCTAATAGGAGCTATAGAAGGGGGTCTATCCATCCAAACGCTTCGGCTGTTATCAATCGTCAAACCGGTGAACGTTTTGGCTCAATGGTAGAGGCTGCGGCGGTTTATGGCATTTCCGACAAAGTCATTTGTAATTCTGCAAGAACAGGTTGCAGAGGCGGCGGTTTCAACTGGGAGTACGCAAAATGATCGAAGAGATTTTTCAACGACATAAGGAGGTGGTCCTGTTCTATAGCGGAGGCAAGGATTCGTTGGCCTTGCTTCTGCTGCTCAAGCCTTATTGGGAGAGAGTTACTGTTGTCTGGGTTGATACCGGAAATCAGTTCCCGGAAGTTTTAGAACACATGGCTAAGGTAGCGGCCTTAGTTCCGCACTTCATAAAGCTTAAAGGCGACACCCCGGGTTTCTTGGCAAAGAACGGATTTCCTGTTGATGTCGTTCCGACGAGGGCGACAACCTTCGGTCAGTTTGCTTTCGGTCCTACTCAGACGACTGTTTGCAATAGGTTTGAATGCTGCAATGCAAATTTATGGGGACCTATGCAGGCTTTTCTTTTTGCGACCAAGCCTACGTGCGTTCTTAGAGCAGATCGTCAGACAGAACGAGTCAAAGGCCCGAGCCAAGAAAACGGGATCGAGTTTTGTTTCCCTATTTGGCGATGGACTGACGAGCAGGTTTGGGAGTTTCTCAGGCTGGAAGCCGGTGACCTCCTACAGGATCGGCATTTTATGAAACACGGAACTTCTTTGGATTGCCAGACTTGTATGGCCTACAACGAAGAAATCCCGGAGCGGTTGGAATATTTGGCAGCACATCATCCGAAGCTGCACGAACAAACAGTGACGTTCTTTAAAAGCTACAAGAGCTTAGTTGCGTCTGAACTTGAAAAATTAGGGGTGTTGAAATGAGTTTTGATTTTGGAAGTTTTGCAGGCGGAGTTTCCAAGACTTGGGATTCTAAGGCCATTGGCGGAGCGATCAATCAAGGAATGCTGAACCAAGATGTTCAAGCCGCGGAAGATAAAGCTAAGGAAGATCAGGCGGCTCTGGAGCATTTAAAAAAGGCTCAGGCTGAAAAGGGCCATCGTGTCCAAGACGACACCGGAGAAATGTTCACTTATGGAGCATCAAGAGCAGTTGATGACGATTGGGTAAAGAAGCAGCAGGAAAGATCTGCAAATAATAGAACCGAAGCAATTAAAACTGCGTATACCAAGTGGAAGTCTCCCGAGGCCTACAACGCCTATCTGAAGTCCGAGGCCGAGGGTTCCAAGGCAAGCTTTGAAAAGTTCGTGACCGACGGCAAGATGAGCTTTGCTAAAGAGCTAAGGGACCTCAGAAGCAACAAAGCAGCTATGGTTGAAAAAGCCGTGGAAATGGGCCAACTCCCGAAGGGGTCTGTTTTTGATCCAAAGTCCGGTCAAGTTTTAACACCGGGCCAGAACGGTCAGATGGTTCCCATGCCGATTTCAGATGCGGACATTAACAGCTTTATGGATTCTTACGAGCTGCAAGGCTGGAGAAAGTTCGGTGCCGGTGTGGATGACTTTTTGAAAGGTCAGCAGGCTGAGATTGCCTTGGCAACCAAGGGAGATCAGATCGAAGCAGCGGGTCTTAAGAACAAAGAAACTAAAGCCAAAATTAACTATTTGGACAGAAGAGGTAAAGCGGCGATTATCGCGGCCGGTAGTAAAGGAACTACCGGAGGTGCGGCAAAGCCTCGCAAGGTTAAACTTGGCGATCCAGATGAGAATGGGACTCAGCTTGAAAGAGACGCAGAGACTCAGCAGCCGACCGGCTATTCAACTGATGCCCGTGGAAGCCGCTGGCCTAATGAGTTCCCTACAAATCAAGCTTATCAAGAAGCCCTCGCTGTGGCAAAAAAAGCTGGCGTCGAGATTATTCAAAACAAAGAAGGTGCGATTGCTTACCAAGCTGGATCTAAGCGCTTTAATTCTCTTTCCCAAGCAAACGCCTACGCCATGGGCTACGCAAAGGAAGTAAACAACAACGCTAAGCAGAAGAGAGCTCAAGCCATTCAGACCGAAGCGCGTTCTCCTACCGGAAGGGCGAGGACAAAGGCGATCCAAGATGCAGCTCTGAAGCTTGTTGAGGAAGAAGAGAACCCTTACGGGGACTACTACGCGGAGTAAAACATGCAGGACGACGATTGGAAAGTCATTGATAGGGACCCCGGAACTATCTCTTATAACTACGAACCGACAAAACAGCAAAACGCAGACGGTAGTTTGTTTTCCACGGACGCTTTCCGTGATACAGCAATCTCTTTGGGAAAAGGTCTTTCCTCGTTGGGTACGGGAGTTGTTGACGCCCTCGCCTTGGGGGCCTCTCAAGGATACAACGCACTGAATGCAGAACTCTACGAAAAAGCTGGCCTGGAAGCTCCTAAAAAGTACAGCATGAATGCAGAGCTGAGAAAATCGGGAGTGATGAACCCAGAGGCGATCAATTCTTGGTGGAATGACAAATACTCTGAAGGCACAAAGCAAGCTCTTCAGAACGTAAGTGAAGCCGAAGGTTTCTGGGACACTCTTGTTGCGTATGCGCAGAATCCCAGAGCCGTAATGGCGAGCATCGCAGAGAGTGCTCCTGCCATGCTGCCGGTTTTCGGCACCGCAGGCAAAGCTTACAAAGCTGCTGAAGCAGCCGGACTTGCCAAGGGGCTGGCAGGCAAAGAGCTTGAAAACTACATCAAACGTCGAGTTATGGTCGCTTCAGGGGCTGCCGAAGGCGCAGTATCTTCTGCCGCGGCCTCTCAGGCAATCGGCCAAGATAACTTGGAGAACAGCAGAGACTATTCCGAAGGACAGGGTTGGGCACTTCCTATCGGTGTTACGACAGGTGTTGTCGGGCAGCTTAACCCGATGGAAGCCAATATTATGACTAAGGGCCTCGTTAAAGGGGTCTTGATGAAAGAGGCGATTAAGACAGGTCAGCCTGTCTCTATGCTTAAGAGCACAGGCGGAGCCCTTGGAAGAGCCGGAATGTCTGCGGTTAAAGAAGGCGGAGAAGAAGTCGCTCAGGGTGTCTTTGAAACAGGCTTTACCAATCTCGGACAGAAGAAAGAGTTTATGGATGACCAAGGCAAATCAGCGGCTGAAAACTTCGTTGTCGGCGGAGCTATGGGTGTCGGGATGCATCCGTTCACGAACGGCGGCTTCCATAAAGGCAGCGCCGAGCAGGCGATTAACAACGGTTCCCCGACTCAGCAGGTTCAAGAGCAGTCTCAGCAAGCTATTCCGCTTCTTCCTTACGACAGACCTTTGGGTGCCGACGGCCGTGGCGGCGTGATGGTAGGACCGGGTTCTGACAGTCCGAGTCCGAGAATGAGGCTCAATCCTGAGGAACAGTCTCAAGTCACTCAGGCAACCACAGACGCTCAGAACCCTAACGCTCAAGTGCAGCAGCCCGTGGAAACTCAGCAGCCCACGATGTCTCCTGAAGAGGCTGAGCTCGCCCAGATGGAAGCCGAAGAATCAGCGAGACGCCAAGCTGTTATTGATAAGTATGGGCTGGAGTTTAACCGGGAGCACGGTACAGCGTTTGCCGATGTAACTCGGAATATCACTGACGAAGCCGAAAAAGACTTCCACGCGAAAATCCTCCAAGCTGCCGGAATGATGGGTATCAAAAATCCGTTCAAAGAAAAAGAGGCTGCTGCGAATTTTGCTACTGAATACAGGACTTTCGGAGGGGATCTTGCCAAGCTTGCAGAGTTCTACAGAAACATCGGCATAAAAGCCGAAAACGATGCCGGAAAGAAACAGGGTGCGCTTCGTCAAGCGGAGTTTTATCAGCAGTTAGCCGACCTCTTGGAAGGCGGAGAACTCTTGAACTTCGAGCAGCGTCGCGCTCGTAAAGAAGAGAAGAAAGCAGCTCAGGCAGCAGAGATACAGGCCGCACAAGTGCAGCAGACAGCAGAGCAGATGATGGCTCAGGAACCCGCCCCTGTGGAAGCTCAGCCCGAGGTGAAGACTCAGCCGAAACCGGAAGCTCCTAAGCTCTCCGGCGTCATTCCTTCCGAAGAAGAGATGTCAGACATGCAGTATGACAAGACTCGCCAATACAGAGGTGAAGTCGCTGCGGTTATGTCCCGCTTGGAAAAAGAAGGGAAGATTACTCCAGAGCAGAAAGAAAAAGTTTTTGGTCTGTTTAACAGAAACCCTAAAAAATATAAGGTGCTCGATAATTACAAAGCTGCGATGCACGCGCTTAAAGACATCGAGAATCCTCAGCCTCCGAAGGAAGCTAAGTCCACAAGGAAGACTTTAACTAAAGAGGCGGAAGAAACTTGGCTGGCGCAAGGCAAGCTTACACCCGAAGCGCGCCAAATACTGGGTTATACCGACGCAGAGGCAGATCAGCTGGAAAGTATCAACAAACTTTTTACTACAAAAGAAGTACCGGCCCATGCCAAGCAGGTAAACAAGCTTAACAGCCTAATTATGCATGGCGACTCTCGCGGAGCCAAGCAGCTTGCTGAACTGATGACAAAGCGGGCCGAAGCTTTACATGTCAAGGAGTACATCGAAAGCGAAGAGATGCAAGGGAGCGATGTTGATAAATTTAACTCTCTTGTTGCAGAAGAACGGTACCAAGAAGCCCTGACGATGGCTTACAAGCCTTTTAGCGAAGGCGGCTTGGAGCTGAGCCGTGAAGAAATAAATTCTATCGACCCTTCAAGACTGAAAAAAGAAGGGGAAGCGATCAATAAGGGTACAGAGGAAGAAGGGGAAGGACAGTCTGCTGGAGAAGACTTGGAAAAGTCTGAAGAAAATTCTAATGAGGGTTCAGTAGAAGATATCGGCAGAGTAGAAGCTGAACAGAACGGAGAAAGCGGCTCCGATACTATCGGTGTTGCTGCAAGGGCGAAGGGCGGTACTGAGAAAGCAGGCCGTGCAATGGCTGCGAAGCATTCTAAGACTGTTGCCAAAAAAGAAGAGGATCGTTCCAAGGGCACAGTCAAAATAACTAAAGGTGAAGATGTAAAAGAAAAGCTTGAAGTTATCCCTCCGAAGGAGAAAGGAAAGGTTGATTTCTCCAAGAAGTTGGAGAATACGGACAAGTCTCGCACCGAGGAAACGAAGGCCGTAGAAGAAGCTGATAAAGCTGCTGCTAAAGCAGAAGCCAAAACGGAAGAACCGAAGAAAGCTAAATTCGGAGAAGCTCTGAAAAAGGCCTTTGACGAAGCGAAAGAGAAAGCTAAAACGGAAGGGGAAAGCAAACCCATAGAGCTTAAATCGGCCCCGAAATCTCCCAAAGATCCGTTTAAAGGGACTGAGGAGAACAAGGCTACTGTCTCTGCCGTGGAAGGAAAAGAAAAAGATGCCAAGGCAGTTGCTAAGGCAGAGATGAAGGTGCGCTCAATTCTTGAGAGCATGCAGGATTACTTAGACGGGAAGAGAAAGAAGAGACTCTCGGAAAACCAAGTAGACCTTGTCAATGAACTTAAAGACAAGGGCTTCCTGTTTGTAGACGACGAAAAGGTCCTTGACGACTATAAGAAGCGTATTGAAACCAAATTTGGAAAATCAACACGCCATGCCTCAAAGTCTGCAAAGACTGATCCTGAAACATCCCGAATTAGAGGGCTCCAAAGACTCCAAGAAGCCTTGGAAAATAGGACATCCGCACATCGGGCGATGTGGAGTAAACCGATCAGTATGTGGAGCCCGTCTTTGAACGGATGGGTTGATTTTGACTATGGGAGACTTGGAAGCATTATCGACGAAAACTTCACCACAAAAGGAGCTATGGGTGTTTCCCATATTGTCGATAAGAGAAGTTTAGCTCAAGGATTAAATCCTGCCGAAGTGGCCTTAGTCTTAAGAGAGATGGTTAACACTGTAGCTTATGGAGAACAGGTTAAGGCACATGAAAAAGCAGTACTCTTAAAGAGTGACAAGTTCAAGGTTGTTCTTTCGAAGAGCGGAGGAAACTCGTATGTAATTACGGGTTTCGGTAAGATAAACAAAGGGGAAGCTGTGTCCTCCGGCACGTCAGACACAGTTTATTCCGCTCAAGCCAATTTGGACGCCCATGGCAAGAGCATACCCCCGATCCTAGAGAGAGAAAAGAACCTTTCTAGGATCGTAAAAATTATCGCAGACCAAAAGCTTCTTTTCAAGGGTGACGAGCTCAAAGCACGCAAAGCTTCCAAGAGTTCTCTGACCGAAAAACAGAAGAAGCAGAACTACAACGATGTCCGAAACGGCCTGAATAAGTCGTGGGGCGTTTCAACGACTAAAGAGCTGCTGGACTCCGGAAAGGTGGTGATCTGTGATTCCAACGAAGGGTTCATTGACACTATCGTCAAAGATTACCTTGCCAAGGACCCGAACTTGTCAGAGGAAGAAGTCAGAAACACTCTCCACGAAGAAGGTCTTGACAAAGGAACGAACGCTATTTACGACGAGAACACAGGGAAGGTCTACATCAACGGCGAAAACGTTGATGAAAATGAGGCAGGCTCGGTACTTGCACATGAAATCGGTGTACACGCTGCTAAAGACTCTGAGTTCAAGGGGCTTGTCAAAGACATCGAAGACCGTGTCGCGACTTTGATGGCAGAAGGATTAAAGAGCAAGAACCCTGCGGTAAAGAAGTTTTGGGAAGATGTTAAACGCCGGATGGATGACGCCGATGTTTCTGACAACGAAGAAAGACTTGCCTACTTCTTGGAAGTCTACGTTAAACGAAACGGCGTTATCCCTCAGTCCATCCAGTCTGAAATGTATCAGGCCATCGGCCAACTTAAGGACTGGCTTCTTAAGTTCCTTGGTATTAAGAGCATCAATGAGCACAAGGCAGCCGAGCTTCTATGTGACGTAGTGAGAGCTTACGCCGATCAGAGCGCTATGGAGAAGGGCGGCGGTCGTCATGCTTCCAAGAAAGGTAAAAACGATAAAAGCGACAAACCCAAGAAACCCCGCAAGCAGCTCACACCCGAAGAAAAGGAAAAGAAAGAGAAGGAAAAGCTTGCCAAGATGACACCGTCGCAGAGGGCAAGTTATGAGCGGCGAAAAAAGATCGCCGATCTTAAGAAGGAAGTACAGAAGCAGAAAGACTTTAGAGAAGGCGAAGCCTACAGAGATCAAAAAGCTCAAGAGGAGGACATGAAGGACTTCAATGACCTCCAAGGTGGGAAGCCTATTGTTGAGGTTGTCAAAAGCCGAAGTGAAAGAGCTTCCGGCATGGAAAAGCAGGCGTATGCAATCGGCGAAAAAGTTCTCGCTTATCTTAAACGGGCGGCTACATACTTAAACTTTAGATTCCTTAAGTTCACCAATGAGCTCGTAAACGATATCGGTGAAAGATGCCCCGCTGCCAAGGTCTGGTATAACGAACTGTTGGAATGGGGCAAGGACCGTCAGAAGTACAGAGCAGAAGCTCAAGAGATTTTCTCTCGTTTTGACAAGTTCCCTAAGAACGTAAAAGACGAAGTTGAAAGCCTTCTCTTTGACAGCACCACGTCAGGGCAGTGGGCCTTCGATATTTCTGACTGGAAAGATGCTAAGGGCAATAACCTCACAGCAGAAAAATATTCCATCAATCCAGAACTTGAGGCTCGCTTCGATGAGCTGGCTAAAAATAATCCGCAGGCAGCGATGGTTGTCTATGACACACTGAAACACGGCTACGATCGTTTCATCCAAATCAAGACCAAGATCGACACTGTCGGCAAAGCTGTCTTCGGAGATAAGTATCGTTCGCTGATTAAGATGCCAAAGAGCGTCATGCCCTACGTACCCTTGGTTCGTACAGGTCAATACAATGTTGTGTGGCGGAGCCATCAGCTCAAGGCCGAGTACTTGATGCTGGATAAGCTCAAAGCAGAACGTGATGCATACGAAGAAAAGAAACAGGATATACCTAGCGCGCTAACCAATGCGATTAAGAACACTGAAAGCAAGATTGATGCAATGGAACGCAACGAGAACCATTATGTCGTGTCTCGTTTCGACAGCCTCGCCAAGGCGATTGACTTCCAGTCGGAACTTAACGGCCGACAGCGTGACAACCAAGCCACGCTGACAGATGTCGGCGATCAACAGAAGAAGTCTCTGACCGGTCAGGCCAACATCGACCGCATGCTCTCTGACTTTGAAGAGAAGTTCGAAGAGCACTATGGCAAAGGCATGGGGGTCGCCATGCGTCAGACTGTCCAAGAAATGCTCTTGGAAAGCGCGCAAAAGACCCTGCACTCTGCCACCAAGCAGAGAAGAAACATTGCCGGTGCCAACCCGCACGTCATGGAAACATTCATGCACCACGCCAATACGGATGCTTGGATGCTCTCCAACCTTGACCATGGCAAGAAAATATCCAATGCCTTCACAACCCTTTATAAAGAAGTAGAAGCGTTCCGCAACAGTCCGAAAACTGAGGACCAAAAGGAAGCAACGGAGCTAAGTGACATCTATAACGAACTTGCTCGTCGTTACAACTTCATTACCAAACGAGAAGATCACGGTCTGACAGATGACGTAGTCGAAGGGGTTCGGGCATTTAACACGTTCAGTATGCTGTCCCTGAAACCTGCATACTATATTCAGAACGCTCTCCAGCCGACCATGATGACAATGCCTTATCTATCGGGCGAGTTCGGTGTCGGCCAAACCATGGCTCAGATGAAGCACTCTTACGGAGAATGGCTGGGCTTTGTGAAAAAGACTTGGGGCACAGCAGAAACCAAAAGAGAAAAATACCACGCCATCAGCAACATTATGGATGCCATTCAGGGTTCCAAGCTTCCTGAAGACATAAAGGAAATGCTTCTTGATATGGAGCGCCTGAATCTTCTTGACTTAGGTGCTCAGGCCGACTTTGGAAGCTTCCGTGGAAACAACGCGCTTCTAAAAATGGCGAACAAAGGCATGACCGAACTCGGGTACCTAGCCCGAAGCGTAGAACTTGCCAACCGTTATGTGACTGCCACAGCGGCTTACCGCATGATGAAGACCAAGCTGTTAAGCCAAAAGGCAACAAAAGAAGAAGCGGAAGCCGGTGCCAAAGAATATGCTGCCAAGGTTTTAAGTAAAACTCAAGGCGACTACTCAGGAATCAATGCACCAAGTGCTTTCAACACGAAGTGGGGCAAGGTTGCGTTGCAGTTTAGAAAGTTCCAAGCCATCCAACTTAATTACTTCCTCGATATGGCCAAAGGAAGTTTTAAGGGTATGACCAAAGACGAAAGAGGCGTGTACCAAAAACAGCTCACCGTTGCTATCGCAACTCACTTGGTTATGGCAGGTATGAATGGGGCTCCGGCTATGGCGATCGGCTACATGCTTGCAGGAGCGTTATTCGGAGATGACGGAGAAGATGGGGAAGATACCGTTCGCAGACTCTTAAGTGAAGCAGGTTGGAGCGGTGACATGATTGACATTGCAATGGAAGGGCCGTTAAGCGCCATCGGTATCAACCTCTCCAACTCGGTCGGAGCAGGCCAGATGTTCTCTCCGGTTCCTTACACCCGCAAGGGCCTTACGGAAGAAGGTGGAATGATGGAGTTCCTGACATCCGCATTCGGGGGTGCTACGGCAAGCCGACTGATAAGACTTCACACAGGCGCAGTCCAAAGCAAAGAAAGCAACAACTGGGGAAGACCCTTCTGGGAGGCTGCTCTTCCGGCAGGAATCCCTCAAATGCTCAAAGCCGCCCACATCATAGATCCCACAGTGGACAAGAGGACTGGTGCCAAGATGCTTAAGGACGAAGACTTCACAGTTTGGCATAGCTTTGTACAGGCCCTTGGCTTTACACCGAGCCCCGTGGAAAGAATGTATCAGATGAGAAACGTCGCTTATAAGACTCAGAAGGCAATCAAGGAAGAAAAGGGCGATCTAACGCGCCGTTGGATTGACGCCATGAAGAACCGAGATTACAAGGCGCAGTCGGAAATCCGAAAAGAGCTGCCTGAGCTTAATCGAAAGAGAAGAGCCAAGGGGTTCAAGCCTGTGACCATGAACGACCTGATGACTGCTTGGAAGACGCGCCAGAAGGAAGAAAAACTCATGCAGAAGAATCATGGGCTCAAACTTCCGAACAGCCAGCAGGGGTTTGCCAAGCAGCTCAACAAAATTTACAATTAGAAGCGCAACATTATTTGAGTCTTGTATCTAACTCGACTATTAAAGAACAGTTTCCCCGCCTTGTGCGGGGATCTTTTTATCTGGTACACAAAGTGGTACCCATAAAAAATAAATAATTTAATTATCAATAGGTTGCTATTAAAATCGGCGACCACCTCTTCCGCCATTTTTATGTCCGCAAAGAACCTCTCTGAACCTCTCAGAGCTTTTTAAATTCATAAAATCAAATAGTTATCTAGATTCACCCATTTGCGTTTGGACCTCTGTGAACCTCCATGAATGGCCCATAAACATCAAATGGTCGGTACACATGGTGGTACACTTTCCCAAAATTTCTTACTTTGTGTACCACAATCATGGCAAAGCTCCGTACCACCGACGTTCTCAAACTTCCCGACGGCTTCCACGCCGACGAAAACGGACTGTACTTATATGTGCGTGGAAACTCCCGCACTTGGGTCTATCGAGGGACCGTAAGAGGAAAGAGAGTTAAACGAGGTTTAGGTTCTGCCAAACTCATTTCTCTTGCTCAAGCGCGCCAAAAGGCTTTGGAGTTCAAACAAGCCGGAGTTCAGGAAACGGTAAAGAGCGTAAAGTTCCAAGACTTCTATTTAGACGCCGTGGAACACGCAGCCAAACTGAAGCAGTGGAAAAACAAAAAGTCAAAGTCTCAGTGGATCAGTACGATTAAAACCTACGCGCTCCCCGTGATCGGAGCCAAGTCGGTTAAGTCGGTCACTTCCGAGGACATCCGCAAGATCATCGACCCCATTTATGAAACCAAGACGGAAACCGCTTCTCGGCTGGTCGGAAGACTAAAGAATGTTTTCGACTATGCGCAAGTCTGCGGACTGCATCAGGGGCCTAACCCTGCAATGTGGGTCGGAAACCTCGATCAGTTCTTTGCCCCGAAAGCAAAAGTGGCCCCGGTCAAGCACCACAAGTCGCTATCTTGGAGGGAGCTGCCGGTTGTGTTTAAGGCTCTTTGGGAAACCGGAGGAGTTGGAGCCCTGTCCGTTATGTTCGGGGCGCTTACTGCTTCCAGAGTAAATGAATTTGTGCCTGCTCAGTGGAGCGAGATAGACATAGAAAATAAGGTGTGGACGATGCCCGCCGGGCGAAGGAAAGACCAGAAGCTCTTTCCTCACAGAGTGCCGTTAAACGACAAAACTTTAATGGTTCTCGACAGGCTGCCGACGAGAGAAGGGAATATGTTCCCCGCATGGAGCGGGCCGAAGCATCAAAATAAGGAAACACCTCGGAAGACACTACATGACTTGGGGCTCGATGTGACGATGCACGGGATGCGCTCCACGTTCAGAGACTGGGCGGCAGAGACCGGGCAGGATTACGCGGCAAGTGAGAAGGCGCTTTCTCATGCAGTGGGGACTGAAGTGACCCAAGCCTACCTTAGAACAGATATGCTCGAGAAGCGCCGAGGGATTATGCAGGCTTGGGCCGACTGGTGTTTCAGTGAAATTTCAAAGAGCAGCTAACTCAGAGAGAATCTTTTCTCGCTCGATCTGAAGGTCGAGCATTCTGAGCCGGGCTTCGAGTTCTTTTCGTCTCTCGCTGGTGTTCTGACTGCGTTGTACCTCGCAAACTTCCGTAAGCACAGGTTCATTACGTTCATCGGGTTCTTCCACGGGGATAGTCTCTTTAGCTGCTTCCAAGAAAGTTTCCGCCGTCGGGGGCGCTCCATGGATTCTTGCATACTCTCCGCGTTTGATAAGCTCCTCGTAGGTAAAAGCATAGTAAGTCAGATAGGGGTAGTAGACCGACGGATCAGTGTCGAGCTCTTCAGAGTAATAATTGCCGAGGTAGATATTGGTTGCTCTCTGCCCAAATCTAACAAAGGTACTTAGTGTCTTCTTTCCGATGCGAAGGTATATTCCAGTACCGCCGCCAAAACTTATCAGCACCTGAGTAGGTTTTTTAGATTCCGGTATTTCGAGGTAATTCTTAATGGCTTGGTCAATTTGACTTTGTGTGCGCAATGGCACCCTGCTATAATAAGCTCTCATAACAATCTCACAGTTTTATCGACATAGGGGTCCTCACAGGCCCCTTTCTTTTTACATAGAAGCTAAGCGCTCAGCGGCGTTTTTCTTGGCAACGAGCTTTTGGCAAATGCCTTCGAGAAGAGCGTTGATGTCTTCTTCAAAATAAAGCTTGTCTTTGCCTAAACCCATCGTGCCGGTAATCTTGCCCTCGTCTTCAAGGCGCTTGAACGTGGAAAGGGAGATGCGAAGCATCTCCATCGCTTCCTTTCTTGTGACAAGCTTCTTAGGCATGTTATTTCCTCTCTAAACGTTTGATTTCAAAATTCACGACGGTCTCTAAGTTCTGCCAGAAAGTCTTTGGCTGGTCGCCCGGATCTTCGTGGGGCCTTTCATCGTTAATTTCCACGCCCGGGTAATACGCAGCGCGGATCAGATCGTTGTCGATGTTCTCGCAGAACAAACGGAAAAGACGGCCGTCGATAAGCCACATTTCCTCTCTGTCGTTGAGGTACCAAGCGGCTTTCTTGAGATCGAGAAGCTTGGACTCTTTCTCCGTCTTCCCCGGATAGAGCTTCTTGCCAGCGCGTAAGATGTACTTCAGCGCGTTGCCCTGCGGGTAAGCGAGGAATCTGAAAACCACATGGGGTTCGATCCAAAAACGGTTTTCAACATAGTGCTTCGGGTGGTTAACTTCGTCGTATTTTTCCACGGTTATTCTCCTTAACAAGTGACTTCATATTCTTTGATGTAGTGGTCAAACGGGTTCTCCCGAGGCTCCTTAGATGGAGCAGGAGCAAAGACCAGACGTGTCATTGACGGCTTCAGGTCTCCGAGCATTCCTATAAAGTCCTTGAAGTCGTTCACGGGGATCTCTTGCACGAGGTCGGGGCTTCCTTTTATTCTCACTGTCAAGACGACATTTTTAGAACCCGCTTGGACAGAGATCGAAAGCTCCATATTGTCTACAGCTAATTCGATTGCTTTTCTTGTCGGCATTTCATTTCCTCTAAAAGTTTTGGGATTGCTTCATAAAGTTCTTCGAGCTGCTCTGCGGTTAAGTAGACGAATTGAGAAGCGAAACAAGCCCTTCCTCCGTCTACATCGACCACGAAGAGATCAGGCTCGTGAAGAAATTTCTTCCCGTTGTCTTCATCAGGGATGAAGATAGAGAACGAGCCCCCGTCTTCATACTTGCTGGAATCTTTCCAGCTGAAGTAATCATTTCCCTTCGACATATTTCTTCTCTTCTTCGATCCGCTTGAGCTGGCGTTCAACCTTGGCCTTCATGTTTTCTTCAAGCAGTGCCTCAAACTCCGGTGTTACAGAAGCGAAGTATTCAAACTGTTTGACAAGCACAAACACATCGGCCATCTCTTTGATGGAATCCTTGGAAGCGATGTCCCACTTGTGGTCGAAGTGCCCTTTGGCTTCTTCGTGCTCCACGGCTAACTGGGAATAAACAACGTTCTTCAGGGTGGCAGCAGAAAACTCAGCAGCCTCTTCGGCAAACTTAATCATTTGCACGTTCGGGCCGTAGTGTTTGGCGATGGTTTCAATATCAGTTTTCAGTTTCGAGTCCATGTTTGTAACCTTTGAAAAATTCGCCGACATAAGGGGCTCCGAGTTCTACGAGTTTGTCGGCACGGAGCTCGTAGATATGTCCGTTGCTTTTGCTTTCTCTGGTATGGCGGGTAACCAGTCCGGATTCAACCAGTTGTTGCACCGCTCTGCTGAAGGTTTGTCTGGGAAAATTTCCTCTTGCCACCAACTGCCCGGCAGATACTCTCATTTGAAGGTTCACCGAGTAGAGAAAGAAGAAAAGCAAAATTCTTGTACTTGGAGAAAAGGGTGTCTCACTTAGACACCACTCCGGTAATGTGTTGATGACTGTCATTTAAAAGCCCTGGTACATGCGAATGGCCGTGAGCCCGCTTGGCAGAAGGGCCGTTAGCGCAAAAAGTCCAAGCGCCCAGAAAAACGCTATGGTTACTGCTCTTTTTTGGCTAGATGAGGTAGCGTCAGCGGAACCGGCGATTGAGATAACAAGAAAGAAAGCCGCCACAGCGCCCAAACAAATTCTGATTGCAGAAGCGCTTCCCGCGTAGTAAGCGAGCCACCAAGGAAGATTGATTTCTGTCATGTCATTCCTCTTTCAATTTCTTTTGAACATATTGGTCGGCCCATTGGAGAGCCCCCTTGGAAATGCTTTGAACCTCAACGTTGTTAACGACCGCAGGTATTAGGATCATCGCAGCAACTGTTTTTTGGCTCGGAACCAATATCTTTCCTGTTAGAAAAACTAATGAAGACGTGGTTGCGATGAGAAACCATTTAATAAAGGTTCTTTTGCCTCTTTCGTCGAAGTCTCCGGTAATTAGGCTAAATGCTGTAACCCCGGCAGCACATGCGCAGAAAACAGAAATCGCTTCAAAAGCACCCCTGATCGGATCGAGAATGCTTAGAAGGTAAATATCTAATGGTGTTATTTCCATCTTTCCCTCCTAAACTGCCACGGGGGCTTTGATTGCCGGGTGATACTTGTAGTTGTAGACAGTGATGTCTTCGAACTCGTAGTCCCACGGATACTCGTGCTGACGGCCGAACTGAATGAACGCTTGCTGCGGGTAGGGAGAGCGGGAAAGCTGGAGCTTTGCCTGCTCGATGTGGTTCTCGTAGATGTGAACGTCACCGCCTGTCCAAACGAACTCACCCGGCTTAACACCCAGACAGTCAGCAAAAATGGCTGTCAAGATGGCGTAAGAAGTAATATTGAAGGGGAGCCCTAAAAACGCATCACAGCTTCTTTGGTAGAGTTGGCAGGAAAGCTCCTCGTTGTTGTTCAAGTAAAACTGGAACAGGCAGTGACATGGTGGAAGCGCCATCTGAGGCAGCTGAAGAGGGTTCCACGCCACAACCAAGTGACGGCGGGATGTCGGGTTTGTCTTAAGACTTTCAAACACTCGCCGGATCTGGTCGGCAGACTCCGTCATAGAAAACTTTGCTCTTTCGTCCTCGTCGTAATACATGCCGGAACGCAAGACTTCGCCCGTCTTTATCTTTCCCTTCTTGGTACGGATCGTGGCAACCGTTCCAGCAGCAGAGAAGTCTCGGAACTGAGCTCCATAGATGGGTCCAAGGTCGCCGTCTTCACGCGCCCATTCATTCCAAATAGTGACTCCTCTTTCTTTAAGGTACTCGTTGTTGGTCTTGCCTTTGAGCATCCACAGAAGCTCGTGGATGACGGACTTCAGATGGACACGTTTCGTGGTAACAATCGGGAGATACTTGCGCATATCAAAGCGCATTTGGTACCCGAAGATGGCTCGGGTACCGACGCCTGTGCGGTCGTCTCTGTGTTCACCTTCCTTGAGGATTTTGTCTAAGAGTTCTAAGTATTGTTTCATTTTTTAGCCGAAGTTGATGGTGTAAATCAATGCGATAACAAATGTCAGAGTCACGATGAGAATGGAGAAAGCCATTCCCCCTTTAGTACGTGCAACGGCGAGTATTGCTAAATACATCATTAAGCCGCCTATGCATGTGGCTAACCGCACAAACTCAATAGTGGTTTTTAAAAGAAGTTCCATAGTTATCCTTAAAGTGCGAGGGGAGAGATTCGAACTCTCAATGCCGATCTGATCGTGCTTCGATTCACGCCATGTCGTCGGTGTTTCGCCTTCCTAACAGCCCTCGCTTAAATTCCCAAGGCGGAGAATGGAGAAGGATTCTGATTTCGCTTCATCTCGTCGATGGTCTTTTGAATCCTCGCCAAATCTGCCTGTCTGCGGCGGAGTCTTTTTGCCTCTTTAATCCTTTCCTCAAGGGCATACTCCGCGTCTTTTCGTTTAATCAGTTCTACTTTTTTCTCGTATGTGTGGAGAGTTGAAAAAGCAATTTCCTTTTTCATGTAATCCAAGAGCACTTCGACGTTGGCTGCGAGCTCTATCAACCCCGGCTCCCGCAGCCAATTCAATCTGGCGTCGGTCGGAATCAGATCCCTAATCACTCCCAGATACTCTCTGATTTCCGAGTTACTTGGTTCCGGTGAGCTTGATGTCGTCTCTGTCATCCAAAAGCCTCTTAAGGGTGAACCAGTCGCACCGGATCTGTGTCTTTGCCAGCTTAGGAATACCACGAGTAATCGTGGCCTTCTCGTTCTTCTTCCAAAGAAGACCCATCTGGAAAAGATCAGCTTCGAGCTTCTTAAGATCATGGCGGTTAGCCAAGCACCATTGGTTAAGCATTTTTCGGTCCACGATGAAGAGACCAATATTCACATCCTGAATACTCTTATCACCGACAATCATCCGAGCGATGTATTTCTTCAGCGGAACTCTGTCTGCGTCATCAGGCGGAACCTCTTCATAACGACGAGTAGCAAGAATTTGCTCGCTATTGTCCTGAATAAACGAGAAGAGAATTTCGTCGGCGGTCATCTCATTAGTTTCTTTAGATGCCACGCAGAGACTGATTACAGCTTCTTTGGCGAACTCAATCAGTTCTTTGATGTCGAACTTGCAAACTCCCAAATCCCGCATGATCTTTGCCGCCGTGATCGTCGTGACCATGTGCCAGCGGTAGAAGCGGTATTTCGGCTCCACACCTAAGAACTTGTTATCCATGATCTCTTTCAGAGTGTCCGCCATCATCTGTCTGACATGTGTCAGATTGTCCATGATGTAGCTGATGTACAAGGGTCCTACAACACCCGAGTTGGCCTCCATCTTGGAAAGCGCTGCGGTCACTTCCAGCGGGTCAAGTGTGGGGATACCGTAGTTGTCCACACGGATCTCGAAGATACGCATGGCCTCAGCATCCGATGTGCCGTTCTGAGAGAGACGGTCAATCAAACAAGAGTTGCCGGTCAGACCCACCTGAGTACACCAAGTGGCCGTGTCCGCGAAACCCACGCCGCCCACGTCTTTATTGACCTGCAAGCGGTTGCGGTCGCCTCCGTTGGAAACCACATAGGCGAGATTGGAGAGTTCGCCTGATTTAATGTTGGTAATCTCGTCGATCAGGATCGGCAGAGACTGCATGACACCAAGGAACGCAGTTCTTGCGTTCGGCGTAGCGCCTTGCTCACCCTTAATCGTCATCTTCTCAGCGTTGCCGAAAGCGTAGAGCCCGGCGGTAAAAGCCGATGTTTTGCCTCGGCCGGATGTCACACCGGTCAGAGCACACGGGATGCCTTTGTAAAGAGCGTCTTCCACGAGGCCTGCAAGCGGAGCGCCCCAGAGGGAGGCAATCGCATACTGCATCGGCTCCATGCCTTTACGAGCGTAGATGGAGTTGAGCGCCTCGGCGTACTTCATAGGATCGCCCTCAGCCCCTACCTTAAAGAGCGCTGCCTTGGTTCTGGCATGTCCTCTTAAGACCACCTTGGCATCGACCTCGTGGGGTTTGTAGAGCTTCTCTCCGAGTAAGAACGCCTGCTTATCGTCTTGCCAACCGAAGCTCGTGAACGAGCGGGTCAGATCGACAGTGCGGCGCAGTGAGTTCATTGAATCTCTCAGATAGCCTGTCATCACTTGTTCACTTCCTTTATTCGTTGAAGGAGCAATTTCGTTTTTTCCTAACTCTTGCAGCAGGGTCACACCGCCAACCGAGATCGCTTTACAAGAAACATAAAACTCTCTCTTTGCTCCGAAGGGTTCGTAGAGCACAGCTTTGCAGACGTAAGAGCCGTCGATCTCCCGAATGCGGGAGACGAGGTAGAAGCGGTAGGGCGTGAACGGAAACGCAGTTTCTCCGTCTTTGCTCTTAAGCACTTTGACCATCACTTCGTTCTGAGAGTCCCAGAAGTAGCCCTCCGGGTGTACCTCATTAGTGAGCGGCAGTGCCGGTCTTTCTTCCTCGGGAACTTCCAGAGGAGGTTCCTCGACGGGTTCCACGACCACGCGGCCCGCAGTCAGCGGAGTTGCACACTTGTTCTTGCAGTCCTTGCAAAGTTCAGGACAGAGTGACCTAAAAGTTTCGCACTTGGTAGGCGCAGAGTTCCACGTGTCAAAACGAGTAGCAACGTCTGTGTTGGAGTGCCCCGTTTCGGATCTTTTGGCAGACCACTTAAACGCGGTTTCTCTACCATCCTTGCAGAACGTCAAAATGCCTATGGCGCTCCGCCAAGCGTCGTAACTCAGATCGCCTTGCGTCTCTCTGAACCGGTGCATCACCTGACAGTTGTCGGCAACTTTGTTCGCGTCGTACTCGTAGTTGTCAGAAAAATGGCTTAATTCCGAGTTGTCCGCTGAGTTGCCGAGCAAGTATGAAGGTAATTCACCTAGTTCAAACTCTTCTCCGGTGAGAGACGCAAGGACGGTCTTAACTTTCTCTCTGAAATCAGTAGGGGAAACCGGCATGTAGGGCACGCCCGTCCACTTAACTTCCTTGCTGCTTTCGTACTTCCTGTTATGTGTCCCCACAGGGCGCAGAATCGAAGCTGAATCCGCTGTCCGGCTGGGGTCCGTAATAATGCCAAGCTCGCTAAAGAGTCTCTTTAGGAGCAGTGCGGTTTGTGTCCATTGCGAAGCCTCAATCTCTTCCGTCAGCACCCAGTAAGCGTGAACTCCGTAGCCGGAGCTAATTACCAAGGGCATTGGCAGGTCTGTCTTCTCTTTAAATGCCAGAAGTGCCTTAACCGCATCTTTCTGCGTGGCGTAGCCAATTCCTTTCTCTGCCTTGTCCTGACCACAATCTAGGTCAAGCCAAAACGACTTACAGTATGCCGCGTTCCTTTGGGATCGGGAAAACTTTTCTCCGGGAGCCGGTTTCTTATAACTTGCACAAGCGTGGTAGACCGTTCTTGCTGCATCCAGTTGTACGATTTTTTCAGACATCTGTTCAAGCGTTTCACATTGGAAATGCTCGAAAATCAAACGAGGCTTTTCACCTTCGTCGGCAACGTTCCTCGGAGCTGCAATGACATACAAACCGTTTCGGGGCAGAACGGCCCTCAAAAATTCGATTGTATTCATTGAGAACCTCAAAAATTTGGCCCGGTTTTTGTCCAGAACCGGGAAACTGGCTTACCTTCGGCCTAACGGAGGTATTAGAACTTGAAGTCTTCCAAGCCCGGGACTTCATCAGAAGAAGCAATCTGAGTGACCTCTTCTTTCTTAGTCTCTACGACTTCTTTGACAACTTCGGGTGTGATCTTACCGGTGGCAACAGCGGCTTCCACGGGGGAAACCTTGGGCTTGTCAGCGGCTGCGGGAGCCGGAGCGGCCGTCGGAGCAACACCGTTTTTGACAGCCTCTTCATAGGCTTTCAAGTGCTCCAGCACATCGGGAGTTTCACCCGTGATCGCCATAACGGTCGGGTCATTGTGCTCTTCCTGCACCAGACGGAACTGGTCTTCGTCGAGGAAGCCGACAGGCTCAAACACGAGCTTCTGAGCGGTCTCGTTCGGGTCGAACTTAATGCGTGTAACGGCAGCCATGTAGGGCACATTGTGCTTCGTGAGCTTGGCGCCATAGTCGCCCAGAGCCTTAATGGATGTGGGCGGAACGCGCAGCAGCATGGTTTCTTTCAGAGATCCTCTCGGGGCGATTGCCAAGCGGACTGCGTCACGGCATGCTTTGCCTTTACCGGCGATACCCTTGGCGTCAACAGCGGAGCCCCATGCGTTCTTCGGACAAGTCTTGCAGCTGGCACTCTGAGGCTGAGCACAACCCTGATCGGGGATGATACCTGTGGAAGAGAAGCAGATCGGAGTCTGAGCTTCTTCATTGTCAGCATTGTAAGTGCCGGAGTAGTAAGCCTTGGCTGTGAATTTCGGAACACGAACGAGAACCACGTCAATGTACTGAGCGGTGGAGCTCGGGTCCAGCGGGTTCATAACCACTTTCTTTTCATCGCCGCGAATGACAGTGAAACGCTTGCCGTTCAAGGACAGAACAGGGAAGGACAAAGAAGCGTGGGCGGTAATATCGCCGTTTAAAGCTTCAACGTTTGTCTGAGCGAGGTATGCAGGAAGGGGTGCGGATGCAAAAATAGAAATGTCATTAGCCATTATCTTCTCCAGTTAGGCCTTACGGAAATTGAGCGTGATTTCTTCATTGTAATCGACGCCCGGTGGCAGAACGCCGCGTCCTGCCTTGTACTCTTCTACAGCAGACTTGAGCGGACGAACTTCCAAAAGTTCAAACATGTTGTTGTCTTTGACAAAGTCCATGAAGGCTGCTTTGTCGGGACAGGAAATTTTTACTCGGGTAGAGCGATAAGCAGTACCGGATTCAGTCTTGTAGGACTGCACGCCGTCAATAGCCATTTTGTTGAGAATCGCAGATTCCAGCTTGGCAATATTAGCGTTAATCGGAGCCATCGCTTCTTTGAAGGCCGCCTCTTTAGCTGCCTTTTCTTCCTTGCATTTACGAAGGAAACCGATTGCTTCTTGAATTGTACACATAAGCATTCCTGTAGGTAAGTAATTGCATTCTATATGTGAAGTCGTTTAATTGCAAGATTGAGTACTTTCCCGCATGAGGTCTAGTAAAGTTCCTTGCAAGCTTTGGCGGTTCTTCAATCGTTCATAAACAACTTCTTCATACTTCGTGGAAACAATGTGAACGATAACCGTCGTGTGCTTCTGGCCGGGGCGTCTGACGCGGGCGCAAGCCTGCTGATATGTCTCGTTGGAATAAACCGGCCCAAACCAAATAATGGTTGTAGCTGCTGTCAGTGTTAGACCGTGGGACATCGCTGTCGGGTTTGCCACGAGCACTTTCGGATCATCGGTGCGCTGGAAAAGAGCAAATATTCTGTCTCGATCTTCCTTTGAAGTAGAGCCGTCAATCACTTCGTTGGTCACTCCAGTATCTGTTAGATATTTGGAAACTCTTTGTAAAGCGGCTGTGAACGGGATGAACACGATGCACTTGCCCTCAGAGGCCTCAATCGTCTCCATGAGCACTTCCAAGCGCTTCAAGATGGGATACTCGACCACAGTATCGTTATCGCCGTAGAGCGAGCCCAAGGCGATCTGCATGAGCTTGGAAGCCTTGATGGCTTCGTTGCTTGCCGTTATGTCTCCTTCTTCGAATTGCACCTGAAGCGAAGAGAGCATCGCCTTATATGCCAGCTCTTGAGGCGCAGACATCTCTGCTTTCTTGGTGAGGAACACCTGCGGGGGCAGGTCCAAGCACTCGTCGATACTGAAACGCACGGCGGGCTGCATGACACGATGAACATAAGCAGCAGAATCAGGCTTAGGCAACCATTTGAACTGGTTGACTTGCGTCATTACCTGATTGCGGAAGCTGTTGTAATAGAGCGGGCAGTCCTTATTATTCGGCGTTACCAACCGGATCTGAGCGTAAGCATCAGCAGGGGAGTTCGGGATCGGAGAACCTGTCAGCCCCCAGACACGGCGCGGTGTCTGCTTGTTGCAGATGGTGTTGAGTGCCTTCCAGCGGTCGGTCGTTTTCGTGCGCATAAGCGCCAGCTCGTCGATCACGATGAGATCAATGTCTCTTCGGGCAGCCAGCTCATCGACGATGATCTTGGCACCGTCGGTGTTAATGAGATAAATGTCCGCCGGATCTTTGAGAAGCTTCAGGCGTTTATCTTTCGTGCCGTAGAGCACATTAACCTTGTACTGCGGGAAGCTGAAAAACGCTTCGTCAGCCCATGTTCTTTCCAAGGTGGAAAGAGGACAGACAACGAGCATGGAACGAACCTGACCGCACTTTTTCAAGTAGTCGTAGGCCCACAGCGTTGTGATTGTTTTGCCAAGGCCCATGCTGTTAAGGATGAAGCAGCGGTCGTTCATCGTGGCGAACTCCGCCGAGATCCTCTGAGCTTCAAAGGGTTTGAACTTCGCAGGGAAGTCGTAGTACATCTGCATGGGAGAGGGCACATCGTAGCCCAAAGAACGAAGCACCCTCGTTTCGTCGGGCCGGTGCGGCACGGCTACCATCGGCCCCTTGGCGGTTTTAACAACTTTGGCCGCCGGGATGACGGTTGTAATCTGTGCGGGATTCTGCGGCTGAAGCAGAACCGCTTGTTTGTCTTTGAGAATAATCATAGTTGCAGAGAATTAAACTTTCCGAACTTTATACCCGGACTCTCCTTTACGCCACCCTCGATTACGATGACGCGAGATCACGCGGGTGTTGGACTTCGCACCGGAACCACCGGCCGATAAGGGTGTAATGTGGTCGATGTCCTTGTTATCCCCCTTCGAGACAAGTCCTTCACGGATCGCTTGGCGTCTTGCCTTGTTGCGGAGCACACGCTTATGGATATTTTCCGGTTTTGCGTCTCTGATTCTGTTGTACTCCCGTCCGCGGGGAGTGTTGCTGTTAGCCATAATTTCTCCTTTCCGCTTCTTGGCGGGCTCTGTAGTCCATCTCGCACTCAATGCAGCAGAACTTATGCGCCGTTGTCTCCACGGGTTCTCCGCAGTTGATGCACTTCTGCTCATAATTGATGAACTGTGGCGGGGCTTTTGACTGCCCTTTAATGAGAGCGCTGAGGATTACTCCTTCGTTCTCGGTTGCTCGGTCGATCTCGTCGGCCATGTCACTATCTCCTTATGGGACATACTTGGTTGTTTCTGCTTCTTTTTTTAATAAATCAATACACTCCTTGGCAAATGATGCTGTCTCAGTGACAATAGCCATCCCGCCTGCGGCGTATATTTCATTTAGGGCCTTCTTTTGATTTGGAGTCGTATTCTTCAGCTTGCCCTTTGCTTTTGCTTCTATGCCTCCGAACACTCCCAAGGTCTTGCCAACCATATCCTGTGTGATAGTCACCGGGATACAGCAAATAAAATCTGGAACTCCGACAGAGCTAAAACCACATGGCACTACCATGTAGAAGTAGCAATTCTCGTTTTTGAGAAGAATTTTAATCTCTTTCTTAACCTTCCCCTCTGGTGTTGTTGCCATTTCTTCTCCCTCTATAAACCAGCGGATCAAATAAGTGCTCTTCGCTCCAACCTCTTTTTATTCTGTGCATTACAGTATCTAAACTAATTCCTGTTTGCTTGCAGCGTTCTTCATAGAACTTTGTTATATCGCCCTTAGTTATCGGCCGTCTGAGCCTCTCGCCGCGGTCACCGTCAGAATACCGCGACACCAAAGTGACGTACGAGATACCCGTTTCTTGACTTATTTCCTTTAACGTTTGCCCGTTATCTTTTATTGTCAGTCTCTTGTTGTAAGCCTGTTCCTCAGTAGTTGCCCACCGACAATTTTCTTTGCAATAGCCTTTGTTAGGGTCAATCCTATCAATAGATTTATCCTCAGAATAGCCAGACTTCATGTCCTTCCAAAAACCGTTAAAAGTCTCCCAATCATCAGAAACTTTAATTCCTCTGGCTCCGTAGTTCTTAAAGTCTTTGTTCTTCGGATTGTTGCAACGGTTTTTCATACCTACCCAAATCCGATAAGGTCGTGATCTACGCCCATGCTTTTGAATCTCTCCGTGTGTAGGGTCCCCTCTGCAACCACAAGAAGGCTTTGCTCCTTGCTTAACGTGAGAGCGGAGAGAAGCAAGTCTCTTTACAACAACTGTTCCACAAACGCACTGACACTCAACCATAGTAGTCCATCTTTGCCCCTGTGCTTCTCTAAGAACGGTCAAAAATCCGAACTTCTCTCCGACAGGGATGGGGAGTTTATTCGCGGGAATCCTGCGATGTGCCTTCTGGGTTCTCCTTTGGTTCTAAGAGAACTGAGACGGCTAAGCTCGCCAGCTGGTTGACGTAATCTTCCAGTCTCGTAGCAAGCTCCTTTTCAAATGGTTTCAGATGATCCCAGCTTTGCGCGGCCATCTTAATCAGTTCTCTGTCGCTGAGCTTCTCAAGCTCTTCTACTTTCAATAAGTCTTTTTGTCTCATTTCTTGGCCTCATAGTGCTCACAGGTTATACATGGACACCAACCTTTACATAGGCCGGAAGGTCTTGCGGGCCAATCGTCATTGTTGTAAGCGTTCTCAAGTCGGGAAGCTCGGGTGAGGAACGGTTTCCACAACTCCGGGATGTCGTCTCGCTTAAAGATTGTCTTATCAACTTTCTTTTCTTTGAGCCAAATAAACCCTGACTCAACTTCCTTCACTGTCGGATAGTGAGCAAAGGCAAAGAGTGCGTAGAGTTCTAACTGCTCAGTCACCTTGCGTTTCCCTGTCTTGTAGTCCACCAGCAATACTTTGGAAGGTGTTTCCACAAGCAAATCAGCGATTCCTCGGGCCCAGCCCTTACGCCATTCCGTCGGCTGGAAAGCCTTGTCAACTGCGAGCTTAATCTCGCAGTGCTTGATGCCCGGCATTGCCCTTAATTGATCTCCAATGTTTTGGAAACTTGCCATCTCAGCAGGGAAGGGCTTCCCAAAAGAGATATTTTCTTCAAACGCTTTGTGGACGGTGTTTCCCCACTTGATGTATTCCGACTCAGGCTCCTTAACATCATAGGCAACCCGAGTGTGATAGAAACGCTTCGGACAAGTCTCGAAGCCATCTAAGTGGGAGTACGTCCACGGCTTCATCTTCGCCATGTTTGTCTCCGTGGGGACAGCGTGTCCCCGGGTAGTTACTTCTTAAATTTCTGTTGGAGTTTCTGAATCTTATCCATTCGCTTATCGCTGTGAAAGTATTTACCTACAATATCGGGAAACCGAATATTGCTTCGCACAATCTTCGCGCCGCGCTCTTCAGCATCCAATGCTCGGATCGTGGCTGAGAGGTCTCTGTCATACTCTTCCCAGAACTTAGCCCGAGCTTCATGCTTCGATACTCCATTAACTGCGTGCTCTTGGGCGTAGAACCCTGCGGCAAGCGCAGCTCTGGAAGTCATTTTCTTAAAATCCTTGGCGAGATCTCCCTTGAGCTCGTCTACGTTATGCAAGTAGCAGAAGAGACGCTCCTGCGCTGCTCTGCGGGCGCGGAAAACCTTCAGGTAAGCATTCTGCTTAGTGCTGATCTCTTCCTTTTTTACCATCAAGCGGGCGTCAACCAGCTTGCGGAAGCGTGTCATGCTCGCCTTGGCAATAGGCACCAAGACCTCCAAGCACGCTTTGTCGCCTCGGAGCGCAGAGAGTCGAGCTTTTGTCACATCCCCGTCATAAGAGATGATCGAATTAACCACGCGAAGCGGGCGATCCAAGGCACTTAAAAAGTCAAACGCTTTATCGATCTTTTCTTTGTTCTCAGAAATGTAGGCTTCCAAGTCAAAATCATGCTTCTTTATACGCATTACCAGATCAAACAAGCGCTCAATGGCCTGTGGATTTTCGCGTCCGAAGTTGATAAGAGTCTTTGTCCGGGGAAGGATACCGCTGTTGACAGGCTTACCCGGGTTGCGGATGTAGTCGCGAATGGTGGATAGAGCTGCTCTCCAGTGTCTTGAATCGCAGATATCTTGAATTGCATCAGCAATCTCTTGATATTGTTTATCTTCCATTTCGGCTCCATTTTGAAACTTTGATATATTTTACATGCTATTTTGCTTCTCCGTATGACTTTCCGATACCACCTTCACAATCCACTGGGAGATCAGGCGCCCAAGCGGGACGAACTCTCATCATCTCTTCCATCATTGCCTTGGTTTCCTCAGCTTCTTCTTCAGGTACGACTACTACGACTTCGTCGTGTACGGTAAGTACAACTTGTCGGATCTTGCCATTGGAGTTTCCTCCTTTCTCCTTGAGCTTCTGGGCTATCCGGCCCATCTGCCAAAAGACCACTTCTCTCGCTAATGCTTGGATGATGTTCTCGCAGTTATGGACGATTAACGGCTTCCCGTCTGATCCTTGGACGACGTACCTGTGTCGGCGTCCGCAGTTTGTAATGTCGAAAACCTCCGACTCAAATCCGGTGGGTCTGCCAAGTGCTCTAAGGGCACTCCGTTCTTGATCCTGTAGTGAACTGTTGTTACTCCCAAGCCATGCTTTCTGGCAAACTCCGCTATTGTCAGGTCGCCGATCCTTACATTGTTGCGTTTGTTGTTTGCCTGTTTCCGCATCGTAATCCAACGACAATTCGATGGCTCGTAGTTCCCATTCACGTCTATACGGTCCAGCGAAAGCCCAGCCTTGTAAGTCGGACCCATATCCGCATAGAAGTTCTCGAACTTTTCCAGCCACCTTTCGCAGACCTTGATCCCACGTCCTCCGTAGTTTTTCCAAGCCTGAGCATTGGGGTCCGTACATCTTTGCTTCATTGAGTGCCAGACATTCCATATTGGCGTTGCTGCCATGCCATGCCTTGTTAAGGCCTTGGAAAAATGCTCTCTGTGTTTGCATCCACAGCTTGGAAGGTAGCCGGCTCTTACTTGACTCTTTAGCTCGTGTGAATCCCTTAATACCTCTTTCCCACATTCGCATCTGTATTTCCAGTAGCTGTGATGCTTTCTGATGTGAGAGAAGCTCAAAGCCGTTAGGTAACCGAACTTCTGCCCGGTCAAATCTTTCCGCGGTTTCCCCGGTGCGCCAGCCGTCATTTGTTAGCACCTTATGATCCTTTGTCATTGAAACTCCGAATACTTCAATGACTTGTTTTTTTCCGTTAAAAGCAACTCCGGTGTGCTTAACCCATTCAACACCGTCCCATACCTTGTCAGTGAGTTCAACATCCTGAATAGGAATCCATCCTCTGGAAGTTAGGACGGGTGTGTCCTTTGCTATGCAAAGCTTTCCGCCGTAGATCTTTGTCCTAAAGTTCTTCCTCCTATAAGAGTAGCCTTTCTCTTCTTTGTCGTTAGCTTCTGCGCGGTAGCGAAGCTCAGGGTAGAGCAGATAAGTACCGTTAGGAAGCCAAATCTTTCCGGGCTCGTACTTGAGCTTGACGCCTTCTCCAAACTCGCCGCTGTAGCCTGCAACCATATTGGAAAGAACGTCACTACATGTCTGCCACATGGACTTAATGGCATAATTTGAGCTCCTATAGATGTCAACAATTCGTTGGCATTCTGCATCACTCATTATAACGTTTCCGTTCTTCAATGCAGATTGAAGTTTTCTCCAACCCACCTGATAACCTAATCCAAGCGTAGCGGTTTTTCCGACGAATCTTTCAAGCTTATCAGCCTTCGTAATTTTCCGTCCGTAGATCTTAGAAGCCAGTTCGCAATACACATCGTTCCCTTCGGCAAAATGCTTAACTAGGTCTAATTGACCGCTAAACCAAGCATTAACCCTCCCTTCAATGTTGCTCGAGTCGCAGGCGCAGATCATGTGCTTAGGCGGAGCAATCAGCGACTTCCTTATTTCTCCTCCGCGGGGGAGATTTTGAAGATTTAATTTGTCACCCCCTGAAGCTCTTCCTGTTGACCCTCCCCAATAATTAAGTAGTATAGGTAAGGGTCCCCGATTAGCCACCCCTATGAGACTTTCCGTTCTTGTCTCTTCAATCGTGCTCTTAGTCCCGAGGCGTGCTGCTGCCACGGCCTGCACACGTTCGTCCGGGTGCTCCAAGAGTTCCTTAAAGCCGTCGTCCGTCTTAGCAAACGCAAACGTTTCCTTACCAGTAGTAGGGCTCACCTTCATGGGAGGCGTAACTCCAAGGCTTTTCAGAACCTCAGCGAAGAGGTTGTTGCTCATCAGCTGATCCTTCGTGAAAGGGATTCGGGAGAGAAGCTCTTGTTTCTTCGCTCTTACGTCAGCTAGGTGGGCTTCGAGCCTCGGCTTGTCCAAGACGATCTTTGGCTCCGTGAACATCCGCAGCATCATGTCGATGATGACAAGCTCGCCTTTGGTCGTGTATGGGAGCAGTTTCTTAAAGAGGTGGTACGTAAGGTTCACGTCCTGCCTGCAATAAACACCGAAGGCATCGAGCTCCGACCTCGTGAAGTCTTTCTTGCGTTTGCCCAGCGTGTTGTAGATCTCCGTGCCTTTCTCGCCCAAGCCGAACAGCTTGGAAAGCGCTCGCAACGAACTTCCCACTGTAAGCCCAGTGAGAGGGCGGGCCATGCTCAATGTGTCGAGCAGAAACTTCGGATGGATGTCGTAGATCCACGAAAGAATCGCGCCATCAAATGCAGTGTTGTGGCAGAGGACTTGGTGATCCTCCAAGTGAAGAGCCTTAAGCTCTTCGCCTATGTTCTCCGTGATCCATCTGATGCCTCCTGAATCAATCTTCACCGAGACACCGATTACCTCAAATCTGGGATCTCTTATGTAGGATTCTGTGGTCATCTTTGAAAGACTAAAGTCTTTGCTATAGAAAGTCTCAAAGTCCAAAACGACTAGCGACATTTTTCCTCCTTTAGTAATCTATTCCTTGTAGTTTCTGAATTGTTTTTAAAACTTCGTAGTTGGGAATCTCTTCCGGCCATTCGTCTCTGAGTCTGTAATCAGCCATGCGCTCTACCCACTTGGTAGCTTCGTCAAAGTCTTCAAACACCTTGTAGAGCCCCATAGAAATAGACCAAGCAATACAGCGGCAATCGTCGTCCGCATAGGCCCGATAAACCTCTCCTAAGTCATGCTCGTCTTGTAAGCTATTCTCAAGAGCTCTTATCACCAAGACATCTGCCCAACGATTAAGCTCAAAACCAAAGGCTTCTTCTAAGTAGTCGAGAGTGCCGACGTTGTACTTATCACACGTCCACTCAGCATCTTTGATCGTGTAGCTCACTTCATCAACTCCATCCGAATCACTGTTCGATAAGCATTCAAAAGAGGCTCTAAATTCGTTCTGGTGAGCTTCCCTTCCTTTGGAATGAACTGCTTGAAAAAGTCTCGGTACCGATCCCGATCCTCCTTCCCGGTGATGCGGGGCATATAGAGCAGAGTGATTTCTCTGCACCGCCCGTAGGCAATCACCTCTATGAACTCCTGTGTAGCCCACTTAAGCCGTGGACGGAGCGTTGCCTTAACATGCTTTGGAGTAAAGTGCCAGAAGGCTCCGTCTTCTTCCAGCACCGGCGCAAACTCCTGCTGAAACCATTCCTTATCAGTTGGAACTATGGTAATCATTTAAGCACTCCCGAGTTTCTTCAAGCTTCTTCAGTGTGTTTCCCAAAAAGATGGAAGCATTTTGCCAATAGCCTTCTTCGACCATGTCGGCGTACTTTGACCAAGCCCAAGCGATGATCGCGTCAACATCGAACTGCGTGTCTTCGACCACCGGGTTGTTTGCCAAATGCTTAGACGCGTAATACTCAAGCTCCATGGCGGAAAGTTCTTCCATTGTGTATGTGTGTCCGTTGATAGAAATTTTGCTCATTTGTTTCTCCTTTATTTGCCCAGTCTTTCCAATATGCGGAAGTACTCGGCTACTTCCTTAAGCGTCATTCTTTCTCCCTTGATGACTGATTTACCAAGGGCATCTGCTGCATAGACCTTACCTGTGTGTTGTAGGTAGCCTGAGTAATAGCGGCTTCCAATTCGGTAATTGAAAAAGGCTTTGTTGTTGTAGACACAGGGTTCCCAATACTTAGACGGATCAGACGGGATTTCTGCGTAAACAGTGTGCCTGAAGAAGTTCTCAAGGACGAGATCTATCGCTTCTTGCAGGGTCCCGCATATCTTGGTGAAGCTCCTGTTTGGACTGTACTTGCTGAACAACGTTGTCGCACTAATCCAATCATCTCGTGTAGAACTGTGGAAGCAAGTAATTAACCCGTGCTTGTCGTCATAAATCCGACGCAGCTTCCGCTCCTTTAAAAGCCATCCGAGATGCCAAAGTTCGTACCGATCATAGATCGGAGATGACAACTTCTGAATAAAAACACCGCTCTGCATAGCACCATCGACTAACCCCGGCAGCTCATCTTCAAAAACGCCTAAATATTTCATTCAATCTCTCCGTTAAGCATTGCCATCGTCGTACGGTAGGCGAAGTAGTCGTTCCAGTTCCTTACGTTGTATTTCCAAAGCTTTTCAGTGATGCACTGGGGCTCCCAGTCGCGGCTGGTTGTGGTATCAAATTCAACTTCCACCCAACGTTTGTTGTCCAACTCATACAATTCATCCCAGCTCATATCTTCCAGAACATCTTCGGCACAACTCTCTGTAAGGTGTGAATATTTGTCATACTCATCAAACTCGACTTTCGGTTTCATCATCCCCCCAATCGTTTAATTGTTAAGAGTTCCCAGAGGTAGTCATTCCAATTCAACATGTAGTCACTGCGAACAGACAGAAGGACCGGTTTTATTACATACGGCCCCATGTGCAGCGCGCCTTGCATTGGATCAGGGTCAAAATTCATATACCCGGTTTCCAAAGCATCTGAAATCTTGTCCGGCAAAGCATGTGTTAAGAAATTTTCTATCTCCTTGATAGTCGTTCCTTTTCTATTACCGAAAATACTGTCGATTGCTTCACACTGATGAACAAAAATCGATTCCCATATAGGTTTCATGCTGTTTTCTCCAACAAGAACATCGTTTTGCGGTACATGTAGTATTCATGCCAGTTGAGAATGCTGCCTCTATCGACATCGAACCTGTCAATGTGTCCTGTGAAAGGCCCTGCATCTATCAACCAATCACTGAACCCAAAGGAAACCGAGCCGGTCTGATCCAACTCGTCCAAATCTTCCTCGTAGTAAGCGTGGTCAAGAATATTTGACGCTCTCTCTAAAGCTTCTCCTTCTTCCCAACCATAAGACTTATCCGCTTTTGCGCACCGTTTCTTGAAATCTTCAGACCATTCAATCTTCATCGCATTCTCCCAGCAAGAACATCGTCAGCCGCGTAGAAATGAACTCATCCCAGTTGGTCATATCATCTCTGTAGATTGTTATTGCATTGATGCTCGCCTTGTAAGCAGTACCAAGATCTATGTATTCCTCGTCATCTAGGGTAAGGTAGAGGAAGTCGTTTCTCATCCCTTCCTCCAACTCGCTTCGGTTGGCTTTCTCGACAGCACTTATGAGATCATCAACTACAATCCCTTCGCCCCAGCCCATGAACTTTTCAAAGGCGGCGCATTTTTCCAAGAACTCGAGTGTCCATTTAGGCGCGTTCTTCATTTATTCCTCCATGTCGATCTTCACGACTTCACCGCAGGGCGGAGTTTCATCCGACTCAGTAATCGCCCAAACGAGAGAGCAGGGCGTCTCTTGCGGGAAGGGTGTCCAGCCGTCTGTCAAAATGCAGCAAACGTCGCACTCAACGTTGTTGTCTTCGATCCACTGAGTAATCGCTCTCATGTCGGTACCACCGCCGCCATAGGCGTGAAGTTCAACGGGGTATGTCTCCTGCGTGAACTCTTCGACCTTGGCAACCGCTGAATCGCAGTAAACGACAATCACTTTCTCCGGTCGGCACTGTTCGATGATGGCATTTAGATGACCGCCAAAATACTGCAACTCACGAGGTCCGATGGAGCCCGAGGTATCCACGCCGATCACAACCGTTCCCATCGAAGGTTCCTTAGCATTGATCGGAAGGTAGATGTCCATGGATGTAAAGCGTCGGTTCGGTCTCTCCCAGCTTTGATTCTGCTTGGTAAAGCCTGAGAAGTATTTCTCAAGAACTTCGTACCACTTCATCTTGGTGGTGAGAAGGTCGTTGACCATTCTTTCCAAGGCGCCTGATGCTCTGCCTCTTTCGCGGCAAACTCTTGCGGCGTCCGCCACATCAAGTTTTACTTGGAGCTCAATCTGCTTGGCTTCAGCTTCAGACATGGCGCCTCCTTCGTCCAAGAGGTCGTTGTTCAGCGGGTCTTTAGAAGGATCAGAGTTTCCGCTTCCGTCTCCGTCGTCTGTATCGCCGTTGCCTTTACCTTGCCCTTTGCCTTTTTGCTTCTGGGCTCGTTCAAGAAGCTCGTTATAAATCTCCTCTGTAGTCTTATCTTCCGAGCCTTCCTTAAAGAGCGCGCCTTTAGGCATAGAGCCAACGCCGCTGGAACACAAAAAAGAATTGATGTAGAAGTCGCCTGCCATATTCCAAAGTTGAGGGTCTCTGCTCTGCTGCCGAAGGGCATGCATGCACACCATGTGCATAACCTCGTGACACATAACAAACATCAGTTCGCGACGTTCGAGTGTCTCAACCCACCGAGGGTTGTAGTAGATGTTGCCTCCCTTATCCACCGCCATCGTAGGAATGTCCTCACGGGCTTTCAGCGGGCGCTTCATCAACAGACTTGCAAAAAACGGCTGGTCAAATGCCAGCTCGGCCTTGGCGGCCATGATCTTATCGCTCATACATCCTCCAAAAGTTTGTCCCATACACCTAAGCGAAGCATCGTTTCTATGTAGGATTTCTTTGCTTCAAGTTTGCGGTAGTAGTTTTTCGGGAATCTCATCGTTACTGACGCATGCACAAAAAAGTTGTTTCTGATAATGAACTCGCTTCGCTTCGGAAAAACGATGATGTATCGGTCGTTTTTACTCCATAAGCTGACGTACAGCTTGTAGATGACTTGGCCTCGGTTTTTTATCCTCTTCCAAGGAAGTTCCGGTTTCACATATCCTCCAAGACACCTTCCACGGCTCCGATTTTCATATCACTCCCTTCAGTCTCAGCAGGGTTTCGACATACTTCTTCATCTCCTCTGAAGTCCTAACCTGCTCAGGAAAGTCCCGTGCATAAGGTTCTGTAGAACAATCGAAAATTCTGTAGGTCTGACGGGACGGCCAAAAAGCTGCCATACAACAATCTGCATCATCCTCCCTACGGAGCCAAAACTCATACCTCGGAGCCGTGCCAAATCTTCGGTATGCCCAGAAAAAGCGCTTCTTCATAGTGTCTCCTGCGGGACCCGAAGGCCCCCTCAGTTATGCCAAGAGCTTGGCGTTAGACACCGCCCAGTCAGTAAAGCCCGGGACGGAAATCAAGTCTTTGTACCGTTTGTAGCATCCTATCATTAGGATGGTTTGAAATTCGGGTGACAAGCGAGCGCCATAAGCAACGATATTCTTGGCTGTCTTCTTGTCGATGAGGCTTTCAACCGCACCTAAGAACGCATAGAGCACATCAGGCTTGGTGGGCACAGGGGCTTTCTTCGGGTCTTTCAAGACTTCCTGCGGGTCAGGCATCTCTTTGGCAACCTTAATGAACGCTGCAAACTCAGTGGCTGCGCCTTCGCCGATGGCTCCCTTGGCGTGTTCATAGAACGTTGCTGCATCGAGCTCAGTCGGGATTCTGTTGACGTCTTCCCAGCTTCTGGGCGTGGGGTTCACGGCCACCTTCGGATCGAAGCTGGAGAGTAGAACAGGGCGGAACTTAATGAAGGAAGTCACGATAGGCTTGATGCCGTGGGAATAAGCCCAGTCCATCCAGTCCTCGACGTTGGACTCAAACTCCAAGGTTCTGACACGGTTTCCAAGTTTGGTGCTCAGGCGGTTAGCGCCTGACTTATCTTCGACTCGGTTGCCCGTGGCGATAATGAACAACTGCTCAGAGAGTTTCATCTGACCTGCATAGCGGTCTAAAATTACTCGACAAAGCGGGTTCTGCATTGCCATCCCTGCGTCAGACATTTCTTCCAAGATGAGGATAGAGGGGCCTTGGCCTGCACGGATCGCATAGAACTCCTGCGGGGGAAGCCACTCGGAATGCGTGCCATCTTCAGATTTAAACGGAACACCCATAATGTCAACCGGGTCACGCAGGGAAGGATTGAACTCAACCACTCTTTCATCAGGGATGTCGAACTTGGCCTGCAACTCTTTAGCAATCTCACGAGCACAGGCGGACTTGCCCCCGCCTGGCTGACCGGTGATGAAGGGAACTACCAAGTGACCGTTTTCTTGACTGAATTGCAGAAGAACAGAAGATTTAAGAGTAGAAAATTTCATAATTAACCTCGCTTGTTAAGCCGAATAACCGTCTCAGACCAACGCTTTGCTTCGTTGAAGTCTGAGAAAATCCTGAATGCCGATACTGTTTTATCGGGGAACTCCCAGCACTCTTTGCCGATAGGTTTGTCCCCGAAGACGAAAGTAAAAGTAATCGGGTATTGGTATGCAACATAAGCCGCCCTTTCAACACCCGACCAATAAACCTCCGCAGGATCGCATCCGTTTTTGTCTATGACAGGAATCCATGTCCTATCCTCATAGAAAATTCCCATTGTGTTTAACTCATATCTTACTCTTACTTGAAACTAATTTATTACATTTTTATGTGAAATTATTTAATCGCAGGATTGTGTCTGCGTACTGCGTGGCCTCTATGAGAAGGCGAAAGTGTATGTGCTTTGATTCACTAGGTCTCTTGGCGTAAATACAAACCGTGTAAGGTTTCTTTCTGCCTTCCCAGTTGGCCATGACACCTTGGTAGTGATACTTGAAGATGTCAACGACGCACTTTTTGATGTCCTCCCTGCGCCATGTAGCCTCCAAGAGAATGCAATCTCGAGGGTCTCCGCCCTTTGCCGCTTTTCGTATCCATTTATGCGGCATGCTTCAGCCTCTGAACTGTTATCCACTCCAAGAAGTTTTCAGGGACGTTTCGGATCGCTTCCTCCTTCGTGGCGAACCCGCCGTCCACCCACACACCCTTAAAACGTTTGTACTTCTGCAAATTCTCGTTATAAACTTGGTAACGAAGCCCTGAAGCGTAACTTCGGTAGGCCTGAATCTTGACGTCTCCTGCTAATTCCTCCACGGTCAAGCCTGCTGCAAACTTATTTGGACCGACACGCAGGATCTCCATTTTGTTCCATGTGTCCGGCTCAAACGGATCGCCTTGTCCTACATATTCGTCTGCACCGTCCGAGCTTTCCTTTGTATTGAACCACCAGCGAGGCAAAAGCTCTGTGGCCCGCTCGCCGTAAATACTGCCGAACATACGCATCTGCCTTGCAGTAGTGGCCGAATACCACCCAAACGGAACATCAACCATTGTTAAGTTAGGGTTGTAGAAATTGAAAATGATTTCCACGATAGTGGAGTAAGACTGGAGAGCTATGTGTCCGCGTTCAGTTCTTAAGACACAGCAGTTTCCGCGGTAATCCTTCTTGAGGTGCTGAGCATCGACAACATAATCAATCGCAGAGCTTCCGTCCCACTTAAGAACAACTCTAGTAAGAGGCCTCGTTAAAAATTTTCTCATCCTTAATCTCCTTTAGAATTTTCCATAAGTTAAGAAGGGCATGCCCATAGGCCTCCTTCATCACTCCCTTCACACCTGATGTTTTGCTGAGGTCCCAATAGTAGTCAGGGAATTCAAACACCTCACACAACTCCGTCTCGCGCCAAAAAGCGTAGTGATCTTTATCGTAACCAGTCTCAGCAGCGGGATATTCTTCTATGAATCCCATCTCATATTTCTTGCCGTCCTTATCGTAAAGGTAGAGGGTAGTGTAACCTTGCCATGAGCGCTCCCATTTAAGCTTGATTTCCTTGTTCACCTTCGATCTCCTTTAGCCTCCGAACAATTCTCCACAGATTGGTGATGATGTACGCATTCATTTTCTTTTGGTAAGGTTCAAGGGGTGCGTTTGCTTTCAGCATAAAAAAGCCATCGTCCATGAAATTGAACAGCTCGTTTCTCCAAATAATCTCCCAATGGAACCGTTGTCCTTTCTTGGAAAAGAATTTTCCTGCGGAGCCCAGCAAGTATTCCTTGCCTTCAAACTTAAGAACGATCCTTAGACATTCAACCTCGCTGATGCTGAAATCACGGCGCCACTCGATAACGTCCTTCATACGCTCTTAACTCCTTAATAAGTTTCCAGAGGTTCAAAAGAACACGCCCCTCCAGCCTCTTTTTGCACACTTCAAAGGGTTCGTCGTTTTCCTGTGCGACATAAGTTTTTAGCGCCCACGCGGCCGGTAGCGTCAAACCTTCGTTCCAGAAGTAATCAGGCTCATCAAGTCCAATAGCTTCCACTTCTGCGAAAAAATACTTTTCATCTTCGTAGTTCAAGTACACTTTGTATGCTTCAATAGCAGGGGGCTTGGGGTTTTCAACTTTTACCCATTCAATAAGGTCTGCCACAGCCATCCTCCTTTGCTGTCTTCAGCACTTTCCACAGGTTGAGTAAGACGGCGCGCTTTACGTTTTCCTTTATTTCCTGAAGATAGTCAAACTTCCAGCCGAGATCTCCGCCAATTGTGTCAACCTCTTCGTACTCTTCGCAGACCCATCTGAGATACCAGTATCCCTTGCGGTCGTACTTGGCGGCCGTACAAAGCGGATACTCAACGCCCTCATACCTCAGCCAACCGCCACGCCTACGCGCTATTCGCGTCCCGTTCTGTCTGAGCAGGTCATCTTCCTTCCAAACGATCTTCACCTTGTCCGGCATGATGTCTCCTTATGCCCGAAGTCTTTCACAAGCGGAGCGAACTTCCACAGGTATAAAAACACAAAGCTCTCAATCTTTTTCTTTTCGTCCTCTAAGGTAGGGACAGCTTCCTGAATAAGAAACGGGCGAAAGTTCTCAGCCTCGAACAGGTCATAGACAGCATCACTAATCCAAAAGAGCCAAGGGGCATCGGAATCCTCGGTAGTCATACGCGCGGCTCTCCCTAAAAAGAGCCCTTTGCCGTTCATACACAGGGTGGCATTGATGCTTCTAAAATCAACATCTGAGCTATGCCACTCAATCCTCGCTGACATGTTCTTCTCCTTCGTGCATCTCGAACCACTTATCCCTTATGCTTTCGGCGAAGGCATCGATGTCAACGAGACTTTTGTACCTCTCAGGTGAGAGCTTTTTCGGTTTAACGAAGTTCATGGTTTTTAGCCTCCAAAGAATTGAGCACGACTTCGGCTGCCGTCCTCGCTCTGCGAAGGCTTTGGAAGCAGGTACGAAGTGCCGCATTGAGCGCAGGAACTGCCTGCGCCTTTTTCCACGTCTGCGAGTCAGAGTCCACCCTAGAGAACACATACCCGGGATAGAATCCGCCTCTATAAATCGAAATCATGTGGTTTCCAAGGGTAGCGGACCATTGCGACGATCCATGACTCACCCAAACGATTTTGCTGTGCATGATGTCTCCTTTCGGGGTGCCACGCAGGGGCTCCCGTCCTCATAGAACAAAAGATCATTGGCTTGGCAGTGGTCGATGACTTCGTCGGTGTAATCTCGGTTGCCGATCTCCTCATTGAGCCTGTCGAATACGCCACGGATCAAGTCTTCCAAGTTGTCCAAGTCAATTTCCAAGAAAAACTTCTTTTTGACAACCCGTTCAACAATTTCCATGGCATACACGTGCCCGATCTCATTGCCGATCTTTACGAAGTCAGTAAAACGCACAACCTGCTGAAAGTCATCCGTGAGGTCTGAGACTTCTTGGACCTTTCCCACCACCTCTTTATAGTTGTACTCAAGCTCGTTGTATTCAAAGCCCATCAGCTCCTCAGCAATGGGCCAATACGCATTGTCACGAGCGGACTGCGTGAGCTCCGTGTACTCATACACGGGAATTGTTACTTGCTTCATAAGGCCACCTTAAAACGGCATCTGGCAATCCCTAAGAACCTTTCTGTCCGGGTCGTCAATGTCTCTGAAATCAAAGAAACTTCGTGCCACGGCTTCAGGGTCTTTCACGTCATGAGCCTTGGCCCATAAGAATGTTTCCCATAAGGGTGTGCTGTTCTCGTCCACAATCACAGGCACTCCGCCAAACTCGAAGTAAGTAAACGGCGTGGCCTGCTGCTCCTTTGTCTTTAGGCGTCGAGACGCTTTAACCGCGCTGGCTTCCGCCTTGGCAAACCATTCAAGCAAAGCCCGCATAAACTCCGAGCCTCCGTGGGTCTTAATGAAAAGAAACTGCTGCATGGTAAGCTGGTAGGTGCATGCCCTCTTGGTGGAGAGAACGCTGTTTTCCACGACTACCGTGTGCTGCTCCTCAATAACACCAGCCTGTCTTGGCACGGTATTGCCACGGATGACAGTGTATGGGGCAGAGGCTTGCGCCTGAATACGGTCTTTCATAACGGACATACTTTTCTCCTTAAGGGATGATTCCAAAGACACACATCAATCCGACGATCACAAAGACAATCGGATACACAACTGCTTCGAGCCGGTTGATAAGCTCGTCATATTCCTTATCGCTCATGGTTATGCTTCCTTAACACATATGTGCATCGGTGTCGAAACAGACGTAATTAGCGACTGTCTCTAACAACCTCCAAATGATTTTTTCTTTGACTTCATCAGTGGGACGGCCACATTCCAAAGAGACAGCTTCGTTTCTTGTGAGACCGAACTCGCCTTCGATTTCTTCTTCAATGTCACGGTCAAAATAGCCGTCGTAGTCTCCGAAAATGAACGAGAAGATTTCTTCTTTGTTGCAGTCCCAGAACTCCAAGAGGTCGCAGTGTTCCACGAAACCATGGGGCGCAGTCATGGGGGCGCCGTATTCAGCGATTGCCTTGAGGTCAACCATGATTTGGCTTTCGTCTTCGTCGCTCATGTCATCCCCGGGGACGTAGTGGTATCCCATTTGATTGAAAAAATTCGGTGCAAACGGGAAAGTATTGGACGCTTGATCTAATGCAAACATAGTTAGCTCCTAAAAGAATGCGCCTACAGTGTTTCCACGGCAGGCGCGACGAAAGAAAGGACAGGCGATTAGCCTGTTAATTGATTTAAAAAGTGCCCTAAAAATATCTTTAATAATCAATCACCTACAAAGGTGCTCCGGTGGGTTATCGGAAAATGTGTATGATTATTAAAGACTTTTTAGAAAAGTAGGGGTAGTTTGAGAGCGGGGTGAGCTTAGCGGGCTTTGTGGACTATAGGTGCAACTATCCAAACTATCCATTTTTGGATTGTAACTAGGCAGGTGTAACCTATTGATTTAAAAGCAACTATCCTTATTATCCCAACTATCCATGCTTTTTAGGATGGATTCAAATATAGAAAAATTTTTTCCGAAAAATGGTGTCACATTAAAATTCTCTCGTGACGTAAAAGCTATTTCTATTGGATATTAAGGATAATAAGGATAATAAGGATAGTTATATAAAAATACAGTTGTTTACCTCACTTGGAAACACCCGCAAACTATCCCAATTATCCAAAATACCCTTAGTATGGTATAGTCACTAAGCCCATAAGTACACGTAAACCCTAGGTATACGCAAAAACCTCCTAAAAAAGCGGGCTACTGCATAGCCCGCCCTGGAAACTAGGCACACTTTGCCCACGAAATCCGCCTAACTGCGTGAATCCCATTCCTGAGAATCGAGGTAGTCCTCGATAGCTTCGATTATTTGTTCAAGGTCTTCATAATCTGCGGACATGATTTCACTCCCTTGGAGACTTGGCACCCAATGCGCCTGATGTCTCCTTTTCGAAAAAATTTTTCGAGGGCTGCGGGCCCCCGGATTTTGGGTACAAAAAAGCGCCCCACTTGGGGGCGCCGTTCACTTGGTTACTTAGTTTCCATTGACCGCTTTGTTATCTGAGAAGTCCACGGGCTTGATCTTGGTATCCGCAGGAGATTCGATGATAGCCACGGGCTTCGGTGATATCTGAATCTGATGCAGGGCTATAGAGATTTTTTCGATGTCGTGGATATTCTCAGCAATGAAGGCTAGGCATTCAAGGGCCGCGCGGTCTCGGTTCGTTGTATACGCGGCTGCATAGCGTTCTTTGGCTTTTAGTAGGCGTTTTTCAAGCGTGATTGTGGACTTGATTTCCGTATTATTTGACGATTTTGTAGCAGTTTCAGCCTCGAAAAGGTATTGAGAAATTTTGCCACTATCACAAGCGGAATCGAATTTACCGCTTTTTTTCTTGAGATCATCATAATCTACAGAGGTGTCCTCAGACGGTAGGGTGATTGTTCGACCTTCGACCTTGACGGGATACCCTGCTTTGCGTAACCCCTTAGCCAACCAAATTCTGACATTGAGAATAAGAGAATCATCGGTGAGGAGCTGAGGGATCTCTGTATCTCCAATATTTGCGAGGGTGATGGCACCCACTGATTTACGGCGGGCCTCAGAGGCCAAATCACGGAAGCGGTCAATATGGAAGCGGACCACGATAGCAACATCAGCATTGACCTTGTGGAGACCTTTGAGCCGGGTGAGGGCTGCGTTCATTTTGGCACGAGCGGGTGAAAACTTTTTAACTTTTACGGAAGCCATTGCATTAAGTTTATTTGTCATTTTTTAACTCCTTTTGAGTTGGTGGGTAAAAATATCTGCATACTCGACGAATACACATATATTTTTAGTTTCATGCCGATCGCTTACTGCTATTCGGGGCGGTCGGTGGGTATTGCCTTTTTAATCCACCACAAGCCTGAATCGTCACCTCAGTTAAGAGGGTAATCCTTGCTATCCTATATAGGGGGTGAATATTATTAAGACTGAATACCGTTGAGAGGGGTGTCTACCTCTCGGTAGTCTCGTAGCCTCATTGATTCATGGTGGGCCTCTGTTTTTAGTTTCCATATCGATCCTCCTTATATGTCCTATATCTAAGGGATTCATGGCCCGGGGGAGGGGGTGGGCTAGGTGGACAAGGGGGCTGGGGGTACCGGGTATGTTTTAATAAAAGGTCATAAAGCACACCCAGTTTTCTCAGAATGTGCATACATTTGACATACATTTACCGACTAACCCCGTGTCCACGAAAAACACGAGTAAAATCAAGGAATAACTTCCTCTAATCTCTAAAAATGAAGAAAAAGTGCTTTTACTTGGAGGAAGAGCTTTCCGCACGTCTCAAGGATTACTGTGTCCGCTACGGGCTCAAAGAAGCCCAAGTAGTTCGGATGGCTCTTCACATATTCATCAGAAACCACGGAGAACTTCTGAAACGAGATGCCCAACGAGCTTGACTTGGAAACCATCCCGTTCGTCGTGGAGGCAATGGACAATTTGGCGCTTTTAACCGACATAGCGATCGGGGATTATTCAGATGCCAAAGAGGTCTATGAGCGCTACAACCTGACGGTTAAAGACTGGGAGGTTCTCGAAAAATCCAAAGCATTCCAAGCGGCAGTGCTGCAAGTGCGCTCCGAGCTGGAAAAAGACGGACGGATGAGTCGGTACAAGGCCCGCATGATGGCCGACGACCTGATGGACGTGGTGTACCGGGAAGCAATGGATGAGAACAACGCGCTCCCTATCGAGAAGCGGCTGGAAACCCTGAAGGTTCTGGCTCGCCTAGGTGACATGGAACCTAAGAACACTTTGGGATCTAAAGGTTCGACCGGGCCGCAGTTCTCAATTCAGATTAATCTTCCGTCAACACCTACGAACGCAGGTAAAGTGGAAATCGTAGAAGCAAAATTAGTAGAGGCAAACAATGGCTGAAGCTATTAACTACACGCCGCCTAACTCATTGGTGCCGTTTTTTACCAGCGAAAAATTTATTTCTTTGGTCTGTGGTCCGGTCGGATGTGTGTCCTGTGACACGGAGTTCCTTAGCCCGACAGGCTGGAAACGGATCGACCAGTACAGTGACGGAGGCTTGGTGGCTCAGTGGAACCCGGAAACGGAGCAGGCTGAGTTTGTGAAGCCCTCTGAGTACATTAAGTTGCCGTGTAAAGAGTTCTATCGTTTTTGGCATAGCCACGGCTTAGACATGGTTCTTAGCGCTGAGCACAGAGTTCTCTTAAAGAATCCCCGTGCAGTTGGTAAACGTTCCCCGAGCACAGTTGTGTTCACAGCAGCGGAAGTTGCTGAAAAGATCAAAAGCGGCTTTTCATTAGAGCGGAAGAATATTCCCGCCTCCTTCAAGGCACCGGTTTCTGAAGGAATGCCTTTTACTGATGATGAGATTCGTCTAGGCGTCGCTATTTGCGCTGATGGCTGGCTCCCAAAGAGACTCCCGGGAGTCAACATAGAAATTAAAAAGGAATATAAGAAGCGGCAGCTTCGCGAACTTTTAGATCGGATGGGCATTCATTATTCGGAGACAAAAACTTCTCAAGAGGGTTTCTTACGGTTTTATTTCCGCTCTCCGCTGCGAGATAAGGTCTTTGATGAAAAATGGTGGAAGGCCAGCCAGCATCAGTTGGAAGTTATCGCTGAAGAACTGATTAAATGGGACGGTGGTAAGACCCACGCAGGCGGTAATATCTTCAGGACACGAGTGAAGGAGAATGCAGACTTTGCGCAGTACGCTTTTACTTGTGCCGGATATAAGACCTCGTTGAACTTTGAAAATGGGCTTACTTATCATGTCGTTACTCCGAAGGATAAAAAGCCGTTTACAAACCTTCCTTCTCACAGAGCGGTTTTGAGAGGCGAGGGTGTTGAGATTGTTCCTTCTGAGGATGGCTTCAAATACTGTTTCAGCGTCCCTACGTCGTATTTGATTCTGAGGCATAACAACTGTATTTTTGTCACCGGAAATTCTACGAAGACTTCAGCGTCCATTATGAAAATCGCCTACCATGCAAAGAAAATGGCCCCTTGTTACGACGGAATCAGGCGTTCTAGGTGTTGCTGGGTGAGAAATACTCGTCAACAGCTTGCTGATACGAGCATCAAGGACTTTATGAAATGGTTCCCGGACGGCATCGCAGGCACTTTTGAAAAGACGAACACTCAGTTCAAGCTCAAATTTGATGACGTTGAATGCGAGGTCTTGTTCCGTGGTCTTGATGACGCAAACGACGTTCGGCGCTTGTTGTCTTTGCAGTTGTCATTCGCTGTGTTTGATGAGTTTCGCGAGATCAATCGAGACATCTTTGAAACGATGCAAGGCCGCGTGGGCCGTTATCCCGACAAAATGTTAGTCCCTCCGCGTCCTGAGTGGGGTGTGGATTCCCGCGGGAACCCGGTAGGTGGATGTGTAACAGACGAGGGTAAGAGTAATGCGCACGTTTGGGGTGCAAGTAACCCACCCGATCTTGAGAGCTATTGGGAAGAACTTCTTTCCGATCCGCCCGATAATGTACATGTGACCATTCAGCCCGGGGGCCTTTCCCCGGAAGCCGACTGGCTTGAATACCTCCCGGAAGACTACTATGAAAACCTTACGAAGGGTAAGAGCCAAGATTGGATTGATGTCTACGTAAATTCAAAGTTTGGAAAAACACTCGCAGGGTCTCCCGTTTTCAGAGCCTTTGCAAGAGACGTTCACGTGGCAAAAGAGCCGCTGAATTACATCCGATCGTCTTCGTTCCCGCTGATCGTGGGGATGGACGTAGGGCTGCATCCGGCAGCCGTGATCGGCCAGATGACGCCGACCGGAAGATTGGTCGTGCTGCACTCGATGTCTGAGTCAGGCATGGGAGCCTTACGTTTCGTTCGCGAGAGATTAAAACCCGTGTTGTCACAGAGGTTTCCGGGGCAGCCTGCGATTGTGATCCTTGACCCGGCAGCGAATACCCGCTCGCAGACCGATGAGCGCACCGTGCTGGAGGTTTTGAAGGAAGAAGGGTTCCAAGTACGTACCGCAAAAACAAACGCGCTACAGCCCCGGATAAGCGCCGTAGACAGCTTTTTAACAAGGATGATCGACGGCAAGGGCGGCATTGTGTTCGATGAGGCTTACTGTCACGGGATCATCACGGCGTTGGCCGGTAAGTACCGTTATCGCCTCAAAAAGAACGGGGATGCTGAAGATTCACCGGAAAAGAACCATCCGTGGTCCGATTTGGCGGACTCTTTGCAGTATTTATGCCTTCATACCGACACTTCCGGGGTCTTCGGAGGCCATAAAAATACCAAATCTAGGCCCGTAAAACAGGTGAATTACCGCTATGTTTAGGAGAAAAAATGCCATTAAATTCCGCAGAAGTCCCTGAAAACGGGGCTATAAATGTACAAAATTTGGGGGTGGGACCAAATGGTGGGGGAAATTCGCCAAACCCTGCGCCGGATATGGGTTTTGTACCCGGGACTAACTCACCTTTATTGCTGGGCCATGACGGCAGACCCGCAGGATCGGTCAGTATCGGCGGAATCGTCGAAATTAAGAGCGCAGCTCAGCTCATCGAAGAAGAAAGGGCCAAAGCTGACGAAGAAAACGCAGAACCGATGATTCAAGGCTTGGCGAGCCACATTCGTAAATGCTGGGAAGAAGCTAAATCTGCGAAAGAGACCACAGTCGAGCCACGAATGCTTAAGAGCCTGCGTCAGAGACGCGGTCAGTATGATCCTGACTTGGAAGCAATCCTTAAGTCTCAGGGTTCGACACTCGTCTACATGATGCTGACCTCAAATAAATGCCGGTCGGCTGCTGCGTGGCTCAGAGAAGCGATGGCCGATATGCCGTGGGAGTGCGAGCCCACACCGGTCGCAGACATCGACCCCAAGACGCAAAGCACGATTTTTAAAGAAGCCCAAAGCGCGGCGATGATGTCGGCTAAGATGGGCTACATCCCGTCGCCTTCCGAGATCATGGGCTACATGCTTGCCATGAAGAATATGGCGATGGTCAAGGTCCAAGAGATCGCCAAGCATAAAGCGGAGCTGATGACCCGCAAGATGAAGGACCAGATGACAGAAGGGGGCTTCCAGAAAGCCATCGAGGATTTCATTGATGACTTGGTGACGTTCCCGGCGGCATGCTTCAAAGGGCCCGTCGTGCGCTACAAGCCTGCGCTTAAATGGACGCCGGATGTCAACGGCGCCTACAAGGTCGAAGTTCAGAAAGAGTTCCTGCTTGAGTGGGAGAGAGTCGATCCGTTCAACCTTTATCCGGCCCCCGATGCTACGGGTGTGGACGACGGCTACCTCATTGAGCGTCATAAATTGTCGCGGGAAGACTTAGTCGCGTTAAAGGGTGTCGAAGGGTACTCGGAAGCGTCGATCAACGCGGTCTTGGCAGATTATTACCAGACCGGACTTGAGCGGCAAATTTCGATAGATTCTGAGCGTGATTCAGCCGAAGGAAGGGATGGAATGCCCGGTAATAACCCTTCGGGCCTCATCGAGGCTTTGCAGTTCTGGGGCAGTGTCAACGGTCAGCTCCTGCTTGACTGGGGCATGGATGAAAGCGAGATTGAAGATCCGCTGGGCGAATACCACATCGAGGCTTGGCTCATCGGGAACTATGTGATAAAGGCCACAATCAATCCCGATCCTCTGCATCGCAAACCCTACTACAAGACCTCTTGGGAAAACGTTCCCGGGTGCTTCTGGGGGAACTCTGTACCCGATCTTTGCCGTGACGCTCAGGGCGTCTGCAACGCAGCAGCCCGAGCTCTGGTAAACAACATGGGACTTTCGTCCGGCCCGCAGGTGATGATTAACTCGTCCCGCCTACCGGAAGGCGAAGAACTCACAAACATGTACCCGTGGAAAATTTGGCAGTATTCGGATGACGGTTACGGCACAACAGCAGGGGCTTTGCAGCCGATTGCATTCTTCCAGCCGAACTCCAACGCGCAGGAGCTCATGCAGATCTACCAGCAGTTTTCGCTTATGGCTGACGAGCACACAGGTATCCCGCGTTACATGACGGGTGACTCCGCCACGGGCGGCGCAGGCAGAACGGCCTCGGGCCTTTCCATGCTGATGAGCAATGCGGGCAAGACGATTAAAGGTGTGATCTCTTCGATTGACCGGATCTTGGAGCCTGCGATTGAGCGCCTCTACGTTTACAACATGCAGTTCTTAGAAGACCCGGATCTCAAGGGCGACGTGAAGATCGTAGCCCGCGGTGCGATGGCGCTTGCGATGAAAGAGCAGCAGCAACAGCGAGTGAACGAAGTGTTCCAGATGTGCTTGCAGTCTCCGGTATTGCAGAACATCGTGGGGCCGACCGGTATCGCTTACTTGTTCCGAAACGTCATCGAGCGCTTGGACATCAACCCGGACGAGCTTGTTCCGTCCGTGGAAGTTTTGAAACAGCAGCAGGCTCAGCAGCAAGCCATGATGATGCAGGCTCAAGGTCAGATTGCCGCTCAACAGCAGCAAGCCGAAGGTCAGCCCGACGCAGGCGGGTCAGCCGCAAAACCGGAGAACAAGTCTCAGGGAAAACAGCTCATGGACGGCACGCCTCAGGCAGGGGCCAAAATGCAGGGAAGTTAGGGAAATCGATACCTGAAAATAAATGATTTCACGTATGCACATTATCAATTAAATGCAACATTGCTTATAGGAGCTGTGTAAAATGAAAGCCAATAACCAGCAGTTGGAGAGTTTTTTCAAGCAAATGAAGGGACCGCAAGGGGAGATCTTCAGAGAATACTTGAGAAAAACAAAGACTGACCGGCTCGATGATCTTGCCAAAGCCTCGGACTCGGTATCCATATATCGACTTCAGGGGGAGGTAAGAGTCATCGACATGCTTCTCGGCTTAGTCACCGAGAAGCGTGGCTAAAAGACAGCTCAAAGCACTTTTAACCATTAAGCACACCGACAAAACGTCGGAGCTATACAGACGGAGAAAACAATGGCATTACCTAGTTCAGTTCAAAGACAGGTCGAAGAAGTCGAACAGATCGAAAAGCATCTTAACGGAGAGCAGAAGGCACCGGAAGAGCAGGAAAGTGGAGCGACAGCACCCGCAGAACCGAAACCGCAGGAACCCGTTGAAAGTAACAGGGAAGAGGAATTTAGAAAGCTTGAGGCTCGATATAAGACACTTCAAGGCATGCACCAAGCAGAGAACGCCCGCTGGAAGGCCCTCCGTGAAGAGGACGAAAAACAGCGCCGCGAGCTGATGGAAGAGATCCAAAAGCTGAAATCTCAGGTGAAAGAAAAATCCGCTCCCTTGGTAAGCGAACAGGATAAAGAGACATTTGGCGAAGAAATGTACGATTTCGTCAACCGCGTTGCGGAGCAGGCCTCCAGAAAGGTTCAGCCTCAGAGCGACGACATGGTTAAGGCTGAAATCGAACAGATGAAACGCGAGATGCAGGCTCAGCGTGAGGCCCGTGCGGCCGCCGAAGAGCAGCGATTCTTGAACTCTATGGACGAGATGCTGCCCGATTGGCGCGACCAAAACGTGGACAAAGACTTCTTGGCGTGGCTTGCGGAAGCAGATACGACATACGGTTTCCAAAGACAAGAGATGTTAAGCAGAGCTGTAGCAGCGCGTGACGCAGCCAGCGCGGTATCTATTTTCAAGCTCTACCGCGACAGCAAAAATTCTCCGACTCCCAATCCGCTTGCTCGGCAAATAGCACCGGCGCACAACCGAAACACACCGGTCCAGACCACCGAGCCTCAGAAGAAGATTTACACCCAGTGGGACGTGAAGGCTTTCTACGAGGATCTCAGACGCGGAAGGATCTCAGGCGAAGAGGCAGAGCGCATGGAAAAAGAAATTGACCGAGCTGTCGCAGAAGGCCGTGTGAAACTCAAGTAAACGCTTAATGGTACGTCTGTGGCGGCTCTTAAGAATCATCAGGAGAGCAATAAATGGCTACAGTAACACCGGGCGTAGTATTTCCTCAAGGTACTACGTTCAACTATCCGGGCGGCAGTGCAGCCGCCCCGACAACTCCGTACTCCGGTACCTTTATCCCGACCCTCTGGTCCGGTAAGTTAACCGCGAAGTTCTACAAGACCACGATTTTCGGTGAAATTTCCAACACTGACTATCAGGGTGAGATTTCCGGTATGGGCGACCGTGTCATCATTAACACGATCCCTGACCTGACAATCAAGGACTACAAACTCGGCGGCAACCTCGAATATGAAATGCCGCAGGGTGAAACCATCGACCTCGTTATTGACCGTGGTAAGTATTTTGCTTTCCAAGTCAATGACCTGCTCGAACTCCAGTCCAAGCCCAATCTTATGAGCATGTTCACGGACGATGCCACAGAGCGTATGAAGATCGCGATTGACTCCGACCTTCTATACCGCACTTTCTTCAATCCTGATGGCTCTTGGAACTCTTATAGCCCGACACGTGATAACGCTTATGGCGCTATCGACGAACGCAACATGGGTGCTTCTGCCGGCCGTGAATCCGGCGAGTACAACATGGGTACTGATGATGCACCGGTTGCTCTGACAGGCGCCAACATCATCGAAAAGATCACTGCAATGTCCACAATTCTGGATGAAGCAAACGTTCCGCAGGAAGGCCGCTTCTTGGTGATCTCTCCGCGCGAACGTCACATCCTGATGCAGTCTAACCTTGCTCAGGCTCAGTTCATGGGCGACCAGAAGTCCATCATCCGCAACGGTAAGATTGGTATGATTGACCGCTTTACGATCTATGTGTCTAACCAGCTTCCGAAGGCTGCTGCCGGTAAGACTTGGGACAACACTACGGTTTGGAAAGAGCCGGGTCTCGGTGAAGGCCAGACCTCTACCAAGGCCGCGCTTAAGCGCCATCTGATCTTCGCAGGCCACAAGTCTGCTATCACGTTCGCTTCTCAGTTTACTAAGACTGAGCATCTGCGTAACCCGCAGGATTTCGGCGATCTTGTTCGCGGATTGAACGTTTACGGCTCTAAGGTTATTAAGGGCGACGCTCTGGTACCGATGGTCGTATCTGGCTAACCAAGACTTGAGGGGGTTTAAGGGGTTGCAGCTGTGCGGCCGGCCCCCTCGATTCGCCGGAGGTTTTATGGGAGTTCTTACTGCTAAAGACATTATCAATCGGGCCTCTTTCATTTTGAAAGATCCCGAGAATGTTCGTTGGCTCAGAGATGTCATGTTGGACTACGTCAACGAGGCCCAAGCGGCTGTTGTGCGATTCCAGCCGTCGGCCAACAAGGTTAGAACTACCATAAAACTTCAGGAAGGGACTTCTCAGGAGCTCCCGGAAGACGCCCTTTGCCTGCTTACTGTCACACGCAACATGCTGGACGGAGAGCCGGGACCTGCCATTCGCTTGGCAACACGCAGCATTTATGACGCGATGTTCTACGACTGGCACGAACAGTGGCCCGAGTCTTACGTTATCAACTACATCTACGACGACAGAGAAGGCAGAGAATTTGAGGTTTACCCGCCTAACGACGGGTCAGGAGAAATTGAGGTCGTTTATTCGGCCCTTCCGCCGGTCATCAAAGAAGACGATGAGCTTACGCTCGGAGACGAGTTCGGGACCATTATTACGAACTACGTGCTCTATAAATGTGCTCTTCTGGATAGTGACTTCAACGGCACGCAAAGCCTCGCTCAGTTCTACTACCAGCTCTATCTCTCTGAGCTTAACGGACAGAGCCAAGCCCAAAGCAAGGAAGGCCCGAACCCGTCGCATTCGACAGGGCCCATCGCCGCAAACGGAGGCACTGAATGACACCTGTGGATAAGTTTTTACCCTTTGTTCTGCCCTATGCCGACAGTGTTCCGCTGCCTGTGGCAAAAGTGGCGATTGCAAAGGCTGCCAGTCAGTTTTGTACTCAGTCTCTGCTTTGGCAGGAAGAATACCCGGAGGTGAAAGTCCACCCCGGAAAGTTCGTTGAAATTCCTGTTCCTAAATCAGCTATGGTGGTGAAGGTGATGTCTGTGGCCTACAACGGATATCGGCTCACCTCAACCTCTCGGGATGAGCTTAATTCTACAAACGTGATCGACTATCGCCTCTTTGACGGGCCTCCGAAGTTCTTCTTTCAAGCGGATTTAAACGTTTTAAGACTCGTTCCCGAACCGGTTAAACACGGTGTTTTATCCATCGTGGTAGCTCTGGCTCCGACGCCTGAGTCAACCGAGGTGCCAAGCAGCCTCTATACGCGCTTCTGGGAAGCGATTGCAAACGGGGCCTTAGCGGATATCAAGCAGATTCAAGGACAGTCCTACAGCGATCCTAATGCGGCTCTGGCCTATAAGACGCTCTTTCAGCAGGGTGTTAGAGAAGCGAAAAATGAAGCGGTAAGGAGTTTGGGAAGAACGGTCGGAAGAGTTGCATATCAGAGGGTTGTATGACAGTAAAAATTACAAACAATGCGTGGGGAACACTCGCCGTCGGTGTAAACGACTCCGACACAACGCTGCTCCTTGGTACAGCCCAAGGGGATCGTTTCCCGACATTACCGGCGAATAATGCTTTGAAGCCGGTTGACTGCTTCTACGTCACGTTAATCGATGAGTCTACGAATGAAGTTGAAATCGTTCGTGTGATTGAGAGAAACGTTGATGTTCTATCAGTGGTTCGTTCTCAGGACGGGTCGCGTAGAAAGCAGTTCCTAGCGGGCTCTCGTGTAGAGCTTAGACCGGTTGCTGCTCTTTTTAATTCAAAGAAAGACGCAGTCGAGGCCGCTGAGGATAAACAGGAAATTCTTGACAAAATTGGCTTATTAGAACGAGAAGCTAAAGAAGGGATTGAGAATGCAGTTCAGAAAGGTGAGCAGAATTTAACCGACGGGGAACAGGCGCAAGCCCGCGAAAACATCGGTGCGATGTCTTTAGATACAGACGAAGAAGCCAACGGGTCTAAAACTTGGTTAAAACCGCAGTTTCACAAGAACAATGTTGTTTTGTTGCAGCGAAGCGAAGATAAAAACAGCTTCGCACTCATCGGCCGCATGGCAGAAAACGACGCTTGGATTATTCGCGGCATTGCAGAAAACATTCAGAACGGCGCTAATAATACTTGGACGACTACTGACAACGGAGCCTTGGAGTTGGCGACCGCAGACAACGGCACAGAGCCTATCTACGTTACGCAGTATTCCGGCGGAAAAATTCCGGATTTAGATCAGGTAAGTATCGAAGGCTGGGATGGTTGTTTTGGAGAAGTCTTACATAGGGCTGTGATTTTGGACCGTTCCGGCAACACTTTTTTTCCAGGAGTTGTTTATGGTTCTAGCTTTCAAGCTACGTCCGACAGAAGACTTAAGTTCGGTTTTGAAGAGGTTGCTAAAGAGTCTGTGCTGGACGCAATAACACCATACCGTTATGGCCGCTTGGATAAGCATCCTAAAGAACGTTTTATCGGGGTTATTGCTCAAGACGTACAAGAGGTTATCCCAGAAGCTGTGAGAGAAGACGGTAATGGGTATTTGAGCGTTGACTATGCCGCGCTTACAGCTGTGCTGTGGGGCGAAGTCAAACGATTGAAAAACGAAATTAAGGAGATCAAAGATGGCATGCGGAAAGAAACCTTGCAAACCGAGCAAAAAGACGCCCTCCAAGAAGCCGTGCAAGAAGTGCTAGTTAAACCTGCTAAGCAGGTTTGTTCAGGACGACAAACTAAGAGGTAGAGATGGCATATAGCAAAACGGACTACCGGCTTTCCGACGGTACAGATTTGATCGAGCTTTTTAAAAACCCGAATTTAAGCGGCTTAACTCAGTCGATTCAGAACGTTATGAGAGTTGGTGCTCAAACGTTCTCTGTCACGAAAGACCGTTTAACAGTCTCGGCAAGCAGAGATGATTTTGGCAGGCTTATCGGAGTGAATCTTGATTACAAGTGTCCTGATTGTGCGGATTATCCGTGCAGCGACTCAGGGGATAGTTGCTGTAACGAATGCGATGCGGGCTAGGAACAACGGAGATTTTTAATGAAAACAGACTTCGGAAGAATCTATGTGATGATGGGTACAGCTTGCAACTTTAATTGTGTGTACTGTTCCCAATCGACTTCTCAGCAGGGTATTCAAAAGACAGAGTGCCGTCCTCACATATCTAAGCGTCCAAGCAAAGAGTTCTTAGACTACATGAAGCGCTACGGCGAGGCTCTCGATGTAACTAACTTAAAGCGAAAGCCCACCATTGCCTTCTGGGGCGGGGAGCCTTTGCTTTATTTCGATACTATCAAGCAGATTATCGATGTGCTTGGAGAAAATGTCTCTAAGTTCCGTCTTGGGACAGTCACTAATGGAGAGATGATTACTGATGAGATGGTTGATTTCTTCAACAAAAACCATGTAGTGGTCAACCTTTCTCACGACGGCCCTAAGACAGTTGTTACACGCGGAAAAGACGTGCTGAAGAGCTCGGTCATTAGAGATCGCTTCCATGCTTTGAACTCTGTGACGTTCCATACGGTTATCAGCGGCGTGACACAGGATCTCTACAGGAACTGGGACTATTTTGCTGAGATGGGTTTTCCTGAGAATGAGAATACTTCTTATATGCAGATGATGGTGTACCCGTATGACGGTATCCCGGACTATCTGCTCAAGTTCGATCTTGCTAAATGGGAAGAGACCCTTCAGAAAGTCGTGGCTTCGCTCTACAAGTCTTTCTTGGAAAACAACGGTGAAGTCAATGTCAGAAGCAAAGAATTTCAGGTGATTACACATCAGCTTGGAAGTCTTTATCGCTCTAACTATGAACATTTCAAGGCTACGGGCGAAGTCCATTATTGCCAGACAGCGACGAAGATGCTGGCAGTGGATGTGCAAGGTAAGACTTATTTCTGTCACAACTCCAGCAAAGAAATCCTGCCTGTTTACGACCCAAATTTTGACAGCCTTTATGCGGGCCTCGCAGAAGACATGGTTTGCAAAACCATGAAGGACAGTCGAGATTATTGCAGGGATTGTGAATACGGTTATTTCTGTACAACGTCTTGTCCGCTCCCGCATGATAAAAGCAAAGCTCAAACGCTTTGTGGCGCTGTTAAGTTGCTTTGCGAATACGTTCGTAGGTATTTCCATTTAACGGAAGCATACAGAGGGAATATCGTTCTTCCCGACTCTATTAAGGTGCCTAGACATGCCTAATTTTGTCTGCTATCGGTCGCCTACAAGCGCCCAGAAACGAAAGGAAACTGGTAATCCTGATCGAATTATGAGGAAACCGGGATTTGATCTTGTGCTTTTTCCGACAGAAAAAGGAATCAGGATTGATTACAAAGTTCTGATGATGGAAAAGCTGTTGATGGCCGAGGGCAGCAAAGAAGTAGAGCCGGAAGTCGGTGTTCTTTATTCCGTCGATTATTCTCTTTCAACTAAAGACGCATTTGTTAGAGAAAGTTCTTTCGGGAGTATTTCCGAAGTTAGCAACGCTCCGAAGATCAACATTGCTGCGATTCTTAAGCTTTCGGACGGAACAGTGTTAGTCAAGATCTCGAACATGATTTCTATTTCCTGCAACTCTAATGAATTTGGATGTGCGGAAGAAAAAATCGTTGAGGCAGGAACGCGGCCCTTCACCTGTTTTAGCAGCTATAACGAAGAAGCGGCCGAGCTTATGCACGCCAGCCAAGCCAAAAAGAGCGCCTTGGTAGATATCAATTTTTTGGATTCGCTGTCTTATCTGGAAGCTCAGGTAGATATCTTGACGAAGGTTGTTTTGGCGGGCGGACTAGCAGATAAAGACGAGCTTAAGGAAGTGCTCATTAGGGCAGATGCTGAAGGTATTTGGCGCTCTAACAGCAAGGAAAAACTTCTAAAGAAGATGGATAAGAAACGCAAGTTCAGAGAGCTCCAACTAACCTACTACGAAGCTAATAAAAAATGACCACGCTTTCCCTCTCCAACTTCAACGGCCTCATCCCTCGCACGGGCCCGGCCAACCTCGATCCGACAAATGCTCAGATCGCAGTCAATACTCGCCTTCAGTCAGGCGAGATTAAGTCTTGGAAAGGAAAGACAGTCGAATACCAGACGATCCAAGAGGGCGTGCAGACGATCTTTAAGCTCGAAGGGCCTTCCGGTGAAGGCGCTTGGGCGGAGTGGACAGTAGACACGGACGTGGTTTTCAGCCCGATGGCAGACTTGAAGGAACATCGCTTCTACTACTCCGAAGCCGGTATTTGCAAAAAAGCTAACTGGACGATGGCCCATGACGGTCTTGATGGTACGCCGATCCCGAGAAACTGGCTCTATCTTGGTGTTCCTCGCCCCAATAAGGCGCCTCACGCTACAGCTACCCGCACAGACACGAGTCCTGAGAACACGGAAGAGCGAGCCTATGTCTATACCTACGTGAGCACATTCGGAGACGTGAAGGAAGAGTCCGCTCCGTCGGATGCCTGCAATGTCACGGCCGATATCGTTGGTGGCAAAGTCGTTTTTGACGAGTTCCCGGTTGCGCCCACCGAGCACTACAACATCACGGCTCTGCGTCTTTATCGTGCAGTCATCGGATCGTCCGAGATCTCCTACATGCTTGTGGACGAGTTCACAGTCGTCAAAGGCGAGGTAGTCACTTCCAAGAGGTCTCTCAACGGCGTTCGTTTCGAGGACGGCAAGTACCCGGACACGAGAAAGACCGAGCAGCTCGGCATTGTCTTAGAGTCGATGTACTACGAAGAGCCGCCGGAAGGCTTGCGCGGGCTTGTGAATATGCCGAACGGCATGATTGCAGGGTTTGTCGGAAATCAGGTGTGGTTCTGCGAGCCCTACCTGCCGCACGCGTGGCCGTCAACCTACATGCTGACGACTGATGCTCAGATCGTGGGTTTGGGTGTCTACGGTAACACTCTGGTGGTCTGCACAGAGCGCCAGCCCTTTACGATTGCCGGTACTCATCCGGCCGCCATGACGCAGGAAAAGCTTCCTATGCTGCAACCCTGCGTCAATAAACGTTCCATCGCATACGACCAGTACGGCGTGCTTTACGCCTCATCCAACGGTCTAGTGGTAATTGCTGGTGGGCAGATGGATGTATTTTCCCGTCCTTTGTTCACACGAGAAGGCTGGCTAGAGTATAACCCTGTAGTAATGGTAGGCTCCATGTATAACAACAACTACCTGTGCGGCTACCAGCAGGGCAACACTTCCGGCATGTTTGTTTTCGCTCGCGGTGATACCCCTGCGTTAATTAAAGTTGAGTTCGACCCGGTTTGCCTTTTCGTGGAAAGAATCACGGGCTACGTTTACGGACTGTCGCATGCCGACGGGATCGTTTACCGCTTGGACGCTTCCTCTACAAACCTCATGGGCTACACGTGGAAGAGCAAGATGTTCGTTTATCCGCGCTCGGTCTCGTTTTCCTGCGCCAAGCTCGATGCAGAGTTTGACGACAAAGAAGTGGCTGACATGCTTAACAAGCAGCGGCAGGACATCATCGACTACAACCGCACACAAGCTGAAAAATACAAGGGGCAGTGCCTGCTGGGGTGCTTAAACGATGTGCCGGTGAACACTTGGACAGTAAACGGCGGAGTGCTCTTGGATGTTCCCGAGGAAGCGGAGGTGCGCTATGTGCAGCTCACGTTCTACTCCGACGGGAAAGCGATCTATACCAAGGACGTGGAAAACTGCGTTGCGTTCCGATTGCCCGCATACAACGGCTATCGCTGGGAAGTTCGCATGGCAGGACACCTGCCGATTAGGGCGTTTCAGATGGCAACCTCAATGGCGGAGCTGGTAGGCGAATGAAAAAGGTAGTAGCAAGAAAGCCCGTGATTTCTACGATGGGTATGCCCGCGGAGCTCGCGTGGTTTTTAAAACCCGTGAAGGAAAACATCGAGATGGTGACGGGAGCCAGAGGCGGAGAGTTGAAAGGGCTCAAACCCGAAGCAACTCAGGACGAGATTATTAAGAAGGTGAACGAGCTTATCGCTCGGATCAACGTGAGCGGAGAGGCGAAGTAATGGCAAGAATTTCTATTAAGACGGCGAACTACGGGCGCAAAGCTGCCGTACGCCAGACCGGTTCTCGCATTTGGCAGCCTCCGCACAGAACAAAACAGGTTCCGGTTAAAGACAGCAAGTTGCCTAAGCCCGCTGAGAAGCAACCGACATTAACGGCCAAAGACGCAAATAAACTGAAACGAGGGTCCGTTAAGTCGGCTGCCGCTCCGGCAAATGTGAATGTCAAACGCAAGCGCGCGTGGAGTAAGAGATGAGACCCACGATAAAAGTTCTTAGAGGAAGCGATCAGATTGTAAAAATCCCCTTTTGCGGGCATGCAAACTTGGAAGGGTACAAGGCATGGGCTCAGCTTAGACGCTCTCCCTTCAGCGAAGAAGTTCTTGATGAGCTGACCACTGAGAACGAAAGAATTGTTATTTGTCGCGACCACTTCGATTTGAGCTTCCCCCACGATGTTACGCAAAAGTGGAAGTTCAGAAAAGCGGTTTTTGATATTAAAGCACTAAGCCCAAACGGCGGAGAAGTAAGGATGGCCGAAGGGAGGATTTTGGTGATACCGGAGGTTACACGATGAGAGAATTATTTGGCGACTGCCATGACCATTGTCACGATCACTGCCAAGACGGGCGCCTGCTGCAAGGCCCGAAGGGTGATAAAGGTGACAAAGGCGATAAGGGAGATAAAGGCGACGCTCTGAAGTGGAGCGACCTTACAGATGCTCAGAAAGCTGAAATCAAAGGTGAAAAAGGCGACAAAGGCGATAAGGGTGACCGCGGCCTGAAAGGCGATAAGGGCGATGCCTTTACTATTGATGACTTCACCGACGCGCAGCTTGAAAGTTTAAGAGGCCCGAGAGGCCTAAGAGGCGAGAAAGGCGACACGGGTGAAACCGGTCCCCGAGGCGAGCGCGGAGAAAAAGGCGAACGAGGCGACGAAGGCCCCCGCGGGTATCCCGGCAAGGCTCTTACGTTTGAAGAATTGACTGCTGACCAGAAAGCTCAGCTTAAAGGCGACAAAGGCGATCAAGGTTTAGGCTTGGTTGTTAGAGGCGTTTACAGTTCGTCTAAGCAGTTAATTAACGACCATCCTCATGGCTGTATCGGAGATGCCTATGTTGTCGGTAGAAATATCTGGTTCTGGGATCACGATAAGCAGCTTTGGTACGACGGTGGCCAATGGGTTGGTGACCCGTTTAAGTTTGAAGACTTTACGGAAGAAGAGCTCAAATCTTTGACTCCCGAAGTTTCCGCTGCTGCAACGACTTTAGAGGCCGGATCTCAGGCAACAGTTACTGTGACCGGAGATAAGACAGCTCCTATCTTTACTTTTGGAGTTCCTAAAGGGGAGAAGGGCGATAAGGGAGATACCGGAGAAGTCGGCCCGAAGGGTGACAAAGGCGATAAGGGCGATGTCGGCGAAACAGGTGCGCAGGGCCCGAAGGGTGACAAAGGTGACAAAGGCGATAAGGGCGACACATTTACGTTCGACGACTTGACTGAAGACGAATTGAAAGCCTTAGTCCCGGATATTTCCGCCACCATCCACACGCACGAACCCGGCACGGAAGCTACGATCGACGTGGCAGGCACGAAGGAATCTCCGAAACTTGTCTTTGGCATCCCCCGCGGAAATCCCGGCAAAGACGGAGAAAAAGGCGAACGCGGCGATAAAGGCGATAAAGGCGA